CATTGCTCAATTTGGATTTTGGGGAGGGGATATAGATTATAATACCTATTATCCAAACCTTGATAAATCGGAACTTACTCCGAAGGACGAAGAGTTCATAGAACCAATGTTTAGGTTACTTTCTGAAACGATTGTATCCAAGAACTGGAATCCTACTGACTTTGGTCAGAATGGAGTACTTAAGGCTTCCATGAAACTGTTACTCGGGCAAACAGTAAATTGCGACCATGAAACAAATATTGGTAATGCAATTGGAGCTGTATCTCAAGTAATGTGGCAGGAGTCTTATAAGGATGGAAGCTTTACTATACCTGCAGGTATCAACGGTATTTTGAAGATTGATGGTAAAGCTAACCCAAGAATTGCTAGAGGTATTCTCATGGAACCTCCTTCAATTCATAGTAACTCGGTAACAGTACAGTTTAAGTGGGATAAATCACACCCAGGAATGGAAGATGGTGAATTCTATCAAAAACTTGGTACTTATGACTCTAAAGGTGAAATGGTTCGTAGAATAGTTACTGAGGTAGTTCGATATATGGAAACATCTCTGGTATCTCATGGAGCTGATTCATTTGCTCAAAAGATTGGTGAAGATGGTAAAATCATTAATCCAACCTTTGCAAAAAGAACCTGGTCTTCTTATGAGGAATATCGGGATGACAAGTCCAAACAGTACTTCTTTACTGACTACAAAACGGATTTCAACTCATTCCAAGAAAAGGACAATACTCCAGATTCTTTTAATGATAATGGTACCCAAGAAAATCATAATCCTAATAAAGAAAATATGAACAAAGAATTGCAAGAATTTTTAGAAAAGCTTTTCGGAGATAACATGTTATCTCTGGCAGAGGGCAAAGAAATGACTCAGGAAGAAGTTATTTCTTGTATTCAAAGCTTGGTATCATCCAAAAACAGTCTTCAGACAACGGTAGATAATCTTACTACAGAGAAATCTTCTCTTACAGAACAGATTACCAACCTGAATGCAGAAGTTGCAAACTTGAAGGAAATGGCAACTGTAGGAAAGAATCATATTGCTTCTCTCCGTGAAAGTGCCGTTGCTATTTACAAGAAGCTGATGGGTGACAAAGCCGATGAAACTATTGTTACAATGTTGAATGCCGAAACTACTGGCATCGTTACTCTTATCTCCTTGACTAAGGATTATCAGAGTCGTCTGGAAGAAAAATTCCCAATGGTATGTGCAAGCTGTGGTTCTCACGATGTAAGCCGTGCTTCTTCTGTTGCAGAGAATGAAAATGAGGGTAAAACTGAAAAACCTGCAACTACTTCAAATGCAGAAGCCAAGTCTACTTCGGAAACCCTTGAAGACTTGTACAAGAAGAAATTCAAGTAATAATCGATAAATATCACTGTTATGACTAAAATCGTAAACAAAGACCAGCCAATGACGCTGTTTGGGGAAAAGACCCCAAGAGCGGTGATTTACAAAAGTGAATCACACAAATTGCACCAAGCTTTCTGTGTAAAAGATGGTGAAACAATTTTGCAAGGTATGCCGGTAGCTCTTGGAGAAGACGGTTTAATTGAACCTTACACTGAATCTACTCAGGTATATATCGGAGTGGCAGTAACCGACAATGTAAATCCTGCTTACCAGGCACAGAACAAATTCCCAGTAGAGGTAACTGTTGCTGTAGAAGGTTACATGATTTGTAACTGGGTATCTAATGCTGCTGACTTAAAAGCAGGATATGTAGTTCCCTCTGGTGACTTGCTGAACGACAGATTTGTAAAAGCAAATCAGTCAACAGATGCTACACCTTTCATTGCCATCATACCTGCAGATGAGGCAAACGAGGTAATTCAAGTACTTATTAAATAAGAGAAGAAGAAACATGGAAAAAGTTGATATTTCAAAATTGAAGAGAGAAGACTTCGCAAAAGAACTTCCTCAAATGGTACAGCAGTTGGATGCTTACCGTCAAGGTTCACAGAACAAGAAACCTGTGGACATCACATTAGGTGAACTTACCACTGGTAAATGGGGTATTACCCAAGATGAATTGTTCGAGAAGTTGGATATCAATCCGAAAATCGACACAATGGAAAACATCTTCACAATGCCTCAGCAAGATGTTCGTTGGATTGTTCCGGAAATCATTCGTTCTGCCATCACTCTTGGTATGCGCCAGGCTCCGTTCTATCCGGAGATTATTGCTTCTGACCAGTCAATCAGTGGTCTTAGCGCAATCATGCCGATGATTAACATGTCAGATGCTGCTCCTGCAAAGGTTAATGAAGCAGAAACTATCCCATTGGGAGATGTAAGCTTTGGACAGAAATCAGTAAGTCTCTTCAAAATTGGTAAGGGATTCAAACTTACTGATGAAGTTCGTAACTACGTATCTCTTGATGTATTGGCAATCTACCTTCGTGACTTCGGTGTTCAGCTCGGTTATGCAATGGATACTCTGGCAATGGATGTTGTTATCAATGGTAACAAACCAGATGGTTCAGAATCTGCTCCGGTTATCGGTGTATATGAAACTACGAATGGTATCACTTACAAAGATTTGCTGCATATCTGGGTAAGAGCTGCTCGTATGGGACGTAACTTTACTACTATGATTGGTGGTGAAGACCAAGCAATTGAAATGCTGAACTTGCCGGAATTCAAAGAACGTCATTCTGGTACAACTGAAGCTACACTGAATGTGAAGTCTCCTGTACCTAAGAATGCTAACTTTTACATTCACCCGGGTACACCCGACCAAGGCTTGCTGTTGATTGATACAACTGCTGCCTTGATTAAGCTGACTGCAAAACAGTTGATGCTTGAATCAGAAAGAATCGTATCAAATCAAACTCAGGCAATCTATGCTACTCTGACTACAGGCTTCTCTAAGATGTATCAGGATGCTGCATTGATTCTGTCTGCAGAGAAGAAGTTCACCGAGTTCGGATTCCCTGAATTCATGAACATTGACCCATATCTCTTGGTTAACCTTGAGTAATACTACACCTGGTTTATTTTACAAATAATTCCATTTCTTGATGGGGTAGGTTTTGCGAGGACCTACCCCTAATTTTAAACATCTAAAAACTTAGTAAAATTATGGATAAATATAAAGTAACTGTAGGTGCTAAAGCTTACAGCTTCCATGACCAATCTACAGGTATTACAATTTGTAGAGGAGAAGAAAAAGAATTGAGTGCTCGACAGTACAGAACTAAAAAGATTCAGATGGCTTTGAATTCAGGTCACCTGCGTTTGGTTCTTGATAAGAAAGCTACCGACAAATACTCCAATGATGACATCGATAAGTTGGAAAAGAAACTGAATGCTCAGTTCGAAAAAGGCATGGAAATCAAAAAGATTGCCAAAGCCTATACTCTCGAAGAAGCAACCCTTATCGCTGCTCGTCACGAAATTGTTGCCGACAAAGGTGATACAGTTGAAACTCTGATTCAGGTTCTGTTGGAAGAGTTCGAAGAATCTAAAAAATAAGATACCATGGACAATCTAGACTTTGTAGCTATTGCGAATGGTCTGGAAGTTTCATTTAGAGTATTAACCAAAGTCCCAGCCAAGGCCATTTTTGACTGGGACTTTGGTGATGATAAGGGGTCCGTTTATGATGTTAAACAACCTACTTATACTTATGAAAAGTCCGGATTCTATACAGTAGCGTTGAACATAACGAACTCCGAAGGACTTAACTTAAATGCAACCAAAATCGTAATTGTAAATACAGAGTCCAAAACTACATTAACCGATAGTATATATAACCTAATTAATTATTACATTCCTTCAGAAATCTCAGATGGTATGTCATCAGAAGAGAAAGCAATGTATATAACTAAATGGCAGTTATATATCCAACCGCTAGTAAATCATATTATCCCACTGGATAAATATAATGATGAGTTAATGTATGAAGCTCTAGAAAACCAACTAATTATGGAATTGGCAGCATGGGATTATCTCAATGTTAAGCTTCTTAATTTATTAACAAGTACAGGAGAATACCTAAGTCAACTTACTTCAACCAAAGAACAAGTTGGTGATGGTTCTTCTAAACCGGAACAAGCTCGAGGTGATAGAATCAAACAAATCACAACTGGGCCTACTGAAGTACAGTACTATGATACACTTGCCGATGCAACATCTTCCCTATGGAAAACATTTTCTCAAGCAATGCAACCTGGTGGTATCATAGACGAGTTAAGAAAAAACCTTTGTATGTTAGCTGGACGATTGGAAATCTACTTACCATTCTGTGACCAAGCAAGTCATGTAGTAGTTCCAAGAGTAGTAGACAGAAGAAGACCTGGATTAATAGATGGGCCAAACCCCAGCTCTCCAGTAAAACGTAATGGTAGAACCTTAATTAGAAAACGATGACCAAGACTCCTCATAGATTGGTTAAGAACCGGTCTTGGGATAGATACAAGAAGATTATAAATGATTTCTTGGATGTAGATGCTGGTAGGCAAACTATAACTTGGGCAAAGAATGTAAATCAACTCCTAAGTCATGGAGAAGATGAAATCCCTAAATATTATAATATACCAATCGAGGCATTATGTTATTACAATGCCTTCAGAAACTGGCCAATTAATAAGGCAACAGTAACTGGAGAACTCGATGATGAGAATTTATCAATACTGGTTACTAAATCATATATAGAACAACTGGGACATTTAACTCCAGAAGGCTATTGGGATTTTAACTGGTCTGAAGATAGGTTCGTAATTAATGGTATTACTTATAAACCTTCTGGAGATACACAAGTTGCTCAGGCCAAGGATGAAGCATTAGTCTTCATGGTTATCCTAAAAAGGGACCGAGATACCAAAATACAATTCGTAGAATAAAATTGAAAAGTATATGGCAAAGATGTTAATGTTACGATGGAAACCAATTAATACCGGAAACGGTATTTGGTTTGATAGTAACCTGATTGTCTTGAACGGTACATCTGGAGTACATATTGAAAGTAAGAAAAGTAATTTAGACGTTACTACATTCCAGTCTATGACCGGAGGTAAGTTCGTTACTTGCTTTCAAGATTACTTTGGAGAAGTTTGGGATAAGATAATACCTCATCCGGGTATTGGCCAGGTGATAAAATTCCGTATCAATCAACTTCCAGATTATGCAATAATCAGAGGTGATATTGAAGACGGGGGAGACCCAGACCCAGAACATCCAGATATTCCAATGAATGCCTTCTGTGGAAAAGAAGGAGAACCATTCAGAGATAAGAATTCTGACTTCTTCTGTGGTAAGCAAGTAATCAATCCTTAAAATAATAACAATATGTACGTAAGTAAGTATTACACAAATGAAGAAATTGACCAAAGACTTTTACAAGGTTATTTTGATGACTTCGTAAAGGCTGGGTTTGCTGGAACTATTAATGAGTTCTGGGCATTCGTTCTTTCTATTGCCAATAAGGTAGATAAGAGAGAAGGATACGACTTATCTAAAAATGACTTCACGGATAAACTCAAAGAGAAACTGGAAGGCATTGAAGAAAGAGCAAACTACATCACTAAGCTTTCTCAGTTGGAGAATGATACTAAGTTCCAAACTGAAGAACAGGTAAGACAAGCTATCAGTGATTTGATTGATGGTGCCGATGATGCACTTGATACATTAAAGGAATTGGCAGAAGCATTGGGAAATGACCCCAACTTTGCTACTACAATTACCAACAAATTAACGGATTTACGTAATGCACTGACAGATGAAGTTAACCGAGCTAAGGAGGAGGAAGGGAAACTGAGTACCCAAATTAGTGAGGTTAACTCTAATTTCATTAAGGCAGTGGATTTACTTAATGATAAAATCGACACTGCAGTTACTAACCTTATCAATAAGATAGATAAGATAGAAGCAAAAGTCGATAAGAATACTGCTGACATTGCAGACCTCAGAAATGAAACTACGGGTTCATTGGCAGAAGCTAAGGCATATGCTAAAGACTTGGTAGATAAAGAAGCTGAGCTTCGTAAAACGGCTGACGATGCTTTATCAGAAAGTATTCACCAACTGAATACATTGCATATCAATGATAAGGCAGAGCTCAAACAAGACATTGCTGCAGAAGCCCAATTGAGAGCAAATGCAGATGCAAACATTCAGTTGAAACTCACTGAAGAAATCACTAATCGTCAAACTGGTGATGCTGCCTTAGAAAGTAAACTTTCTGATGAGGTAGTAAATCGTAAAGCTGCCGATGAAACTCTTCAGAATTCAATTACCAAAGAGGTAGCTGACCGTACTAATGCAGATAATACCCTCCAGGTAAATATCGATAAAGAGGCTCAAGCTCGGGAATCTGCAGACCAAGTTCTTCAGACTAATATTAATTCTGAAGCTGCAACTCGTACTGCTCAGGACCAAATCCTTGACCAGAAGATAACTGCCTTAAGTGAAAAGACTGATGGTGATAAGTCAGATGTACTTGCTGCTATCGAAGCTGAGAAGGAAGCTCGTATTGCTGCAGATGCAGACCTTAATTCCAAGAAAGTAGATAAAAGAGAGGGTTATTCTTTAACCAAGAATGACTTTACAGATCTCTTGCTTGCCAAGTTGAATGGAATCGAGGAACATGCTAATTACATTACCTTGGTATCACAATTGGCAAACGATGCTGGTTATCAGACTGAAGCCGAAGTAGAGGCAGCAATTGAAAAGATTATTGGTTCTGCACCGGAAGTACTCGATACTCTGGAAGAGATTGCTAGGGCATTAGGGGATGACCCTAATTTTGCTTCAACTATCACTAAGAAGTTGGCAGCAATTACCGAAAAGGTAAACCAAGAAATCGAAGACCGTACAGCTGCTGATGCTGCATTACAGGTAAATATCGATAAAGAAGTTGTAGAACGTAAGGAAGCTGATGCTGCTCTTAAGGAAGAACTTAAGGAGTATGTAGATAATTCTTCTGAAACTGGAAACACGGCTCTTCAGGTAGTTAAGGATAACTTGGCAAAAGAAATCCAAGACAGAAAGGATGCCGATGCTACCCTGCAAGCAAATATTGATAAAGAAGCATCAGACAGAAAGGATGCCGATAAAACCCATACCGATAACATTGCTGCTCTTACTCAGCGAGTTTCGGATTTGGCTTTATCAATCCAGGATGCTATAAATACGGTTAAGAATGAGTTAACTGCCCAGGTAAATGCTAATACTACGGCAATTGCTACTAACCAAGCAAATATCACAAAGAACTCTGAGGCAATTACTGCCATGAATAAAACCATTGCCGATAACTACAAGGAAGTTAAGGATATGGTTAACGAGGAAATTGTGGACCGTACTAATGGCGATAGCAATTTAAGTTCTCGTATTGATACAACTAATATTGCTCTGGGAACAGAAACAGCAGAACGTAAGGCAGCAGACCAAATCCTTCAAGTAAATTTGGATAAGGAAGTTGGAGACCGTAAGTCTGCAGATACTGCCCTTGAAACTAAAATTGAAGGTCAGATATCTAACTTAAGCCAACAGACTTCTTCAGAAATTACTCGAGTAGAAGGTAAGGTTACTCAAGAAGTTAAAGACCGGGAAGCTGCAGATAAAACATTAAGCGACCGAATTGATTCCTTGGAAACCGGTTCTACTGAAAGCTTAAATGAAATCAAAGCAAAGGTAGATGCTAATACGGTAGCAATTACTACTGAGAAAGACCGAGCAACCGCTAGAGAAAATGCTATACAGGCCAATTTGGATACTGCAATAGCAAATCATAAAGACGAAGTAAATGGTTTATCTAAGGATATATCTGATGAAGCCAATACTCGTTTAGCTGGAGATACTGCTCTTCAGGTGAACATTGATAAAGAAGTTGCCGACCGTAAGAATGCAGATACCCTATTAGAAAATAAGATTGCTCAGGAAGTATCAGACCGTACAACGGCTATCCAGGCAATTGAATCTAAGAAGGTAGATAAGGTAGATGGTAAAGTACTTTCTTCAAATGACTTTACCGATATCCTTCTGATGAAATTAAATGGTATAGCTGAACATGCTAACTATATCACAAAAGTTTCTGAACTTCTGAATGATTCAGGATTCCAAACAGAAGCAGAGGTAGAAGCTGCAATCCAGAAAATCATTGGTTCTGCTCCTGGTGTATTGGATACACTTGAGGAAATTGCCAAGGCTCTCGGTGATGACCCCAACTTTGCAACAACTATGACTCAGAAGTTAAATGAGTTAACTACGAAGATTGAGACAGAAACCGAAAAACGAGTTGAAGGCGATGAAGCTTTGGATACTAAGCTTACTACTTTGAGTACTACCTTGACCAAGACAGTAGAGGATTTAAGAACTTATGTTACTGAAACTCGTACTGAACTATTGGCAAGGGCAAATAACCAGGATGCTCTTATCAATCAGAACTCGGCTAATATTCAGAGAAACTTGGAATTAATCCAAGGTATTCAGAATAATATCTCTGGCTCTTACTTAGAAGTTAAGGCTTTACTTGAAACCGAAATTGCTGCTCGTAAGGCAGAAGATATTCGATTAGAAGCCAAGATTGATAAGAACTCTACCGATTTAGCAACTGAAGCAGAAGAAAGAAAAGCTGCTGATAAGGCTCTCCAAGATGCCCTGGATGCAGAAGAAGCTGCAAGAACTGCTGCTGATGCTGCCCTTGGAGTTCGTATTGATACCGAGATTGCTGAAAGAAAAGCTGCTGATAAAACCTTACAAGATAATATAGATGCAGAAGAAACTGCTCGTACTGAAGCAGATACTGCATTGGGTGCAAGAATCGATAAAGAAATCCAAGACCGTACAAATGCCGATAATGCTCTTGGTACTCGTATTGATGATGAGGAAGATGCAAGGGAAGCTGCTGATACTCAGTTACAAACGAACATCACTGCTGAGGAGACTGCTCGTATTGCTGCTGATAAAACCTTACAAGATAATATAGATGCAACCAATGCACATACCATTAATACTCATCGTTTGGATTCAAACCCAGTACTTAATGGTACAGATATTAAATTGGACGGTTATTCTGAAAATGAGGGTACTACCGTTGCAGACTTGGCAATCAAGGCTACAGATACTACATCTCAGGCTTTCGGTAAAGTTCAAAAACGTATCAATGTAGACAAGTCAGAAACCGATACTAAGATTAACAAAGTAAAAACAGCTGTTGGTCTTACCGATAATTTGGGATTACCCGGACTTGATGATACCAATTACCTGGCTGGTTCAGAGAACCTTATATCAGCAGTTAAAGCGTTGGATAATCAGATTAAGTCTTCTTCGGATGATGATGGTGCTGAGTTAGCTCGTATTGAAGCTAAAATAGATAAAGAAGTTCAGGACAGAACTGCAGCCGATACAGCATTAAAGAATGAACTTAACGGTAATATCAATACTGCTAAAACTGAGCTTCAAGGTAATATCACTGCTGAGGAGACTGCTCGTATTGCTGCCGACGAAGCTTTGGATACTAAGCTTACTACGGCAATCAATAAAGAGGTATCAGACCGTAAAGCTGCAGACACGGCTCTGAAAGAAGAACTCACGGCAGCAATCAATAAAGAGGTATCAGACCGTACAACAGCCGATAATACTCTAAATACTAAGATTGATAAGGAGATATCCGATAGAACTGCAGCTGATACCGCTCTGAAAACGGAACTCACTGAGGATATCAATGATGTATTGGCTGCTCTGAATGCTTTCAAGGCAACTAAAGCTCAGGCTAATGGCTTAGCATCTCTGGATGAAAACGGTAAAGTACCTGCAGGTCAACTACCTTCTTATGTAGATGATGTAATTGATGTATATGCTACATATGATGTATCAGATACTAATGAGGTAACTAACATCAAACTGTATACAGATGAAAACCATACTACCGCAGTAGTTGGTGAAGCTGGTAAATCTTATAATGATATTACCCCAGACCATCCCGGATATCAATTCCGTTGGTCAGGTACTACTTGGGTACAGATCGTTTCTGGTGGATTAATTATCGGTGAAATCACTGGTACTGCCTTTGATGGTGCTAAAGGTAAAGCTCTTGAGGCCGTAGCTAACGGGTTACCAATAAATTCTGTATCATCATTGGCTAGATTTGAGGCTAATGGTAATAATGTAAACTTACTTTACGATTCAGCTTCTAAAGGTAATGGTAATATCTATAAGGCTAATCCATCTTCTTCTATTAGTATACCAGCAGTTACTACTACTAAGGCCGGTGTTATGACTGCCGCAGATAAGGTAAAACTTGATACTACCTTACCAAAACAAATCTCAGATGAGGTTGCTGCAAGAACGGCTGCCGATGAGGCAATCAGGGGAGAATTGGCTGATGATATTGCTCAAGAGGTATTGGATAGAGATGCTGCTATTAAAGTTGCTAAAGATGCACTCCAGGCAAGTATCACTAAGGAAGTTACAGACCGTACCAATGCAGATGCTACTCTGAAGACTACTCTGGAAAAAGCTATTGCTGATGCTAAGACAGAACTGGAAACAGCAGATGCTACTCTTCAAGGTAATATCACTAAAGAAGTTAATGACCGTAAGGGAGAGATTACTCGAGTAGAGAAATTAATCACTGATGAAGCTGCAACTAGAGCTCAGGCAGATATTGATGTAAATGAAAAGGTAGATTTACATATTGCTAACAAATCTAATCCTCATGGAGTAACCAAAGCTCAAGTGGGATTGGCTAATGTTAACAATACATCGGATGCCGATAAACCAGTATCTACTGCTCAGGCTACGGCTATTGCAGATGCCAAGGCTGCAGGTACCAACGCTCAAACCAATCTTACTACTCACATGCAGAACATGAGTAATCCTCATGGAGTAACAAGAGACCAGTTGGGATTGGGTACTACTGCTGAGATTATCTTTAAGAAGGTATCTGCTCCTTCTGGTTTATGGAAAGAATCTGACGAAAGACTTAAGACTTTCATTAAACCCTTAGAACATACTCTTGATGAAATCTGCTCTATACCTACGGATTCATTTATGATTCGAGGTAATCATGATATAGGTACAATTGCTCAGACAATCGAAAAATATTTTCCAGAATTAGTTTCTGAGAATAAGGTTAAACCCGAAACAGTTCCTAATCCAGAAGCCTTCGAAAAGGTAGAAAAAGATGGAGAAACCTATATCCTGGTTAAAGAGGTAGATTATTCTAAGATGTCAGTATTGGCAATCGAAGGTATCAAACTTCTGAAAGCCGAGATTGATGAATTAAGAGAAAAACTTTTGTTCACAAACTTAGATTAATATGGGTGAGATAGCAACATGGAGTGCTGTCAAAACTAAAGTAGGCCTTGGTAAGGATTCAAACGAATGCCCTACCAAGGCTGAATTGTTGGCACTCTCTCCTACAGGAACGGGAGAAAATTACGTTGGCTTGGAAATATCCAATGCCAGTTCCTATGGAAACAATGAAACCGTACAACTTTCTGATATTCATAAGGTAACCTATAAGTATGTATTTACCGTTGAAAATCCAACTTTAACCTTTACTCCTGCAGGTGGAGTACCTACTCCCTCAAGTGCAAATGTAGCATCTACCCGGGAGAAAGTATTAGATGGAGTAGCTACTGGTATTATTGAACGTTGGAGTTATGGTTATCCTGCTTTACCAGCTTGGCTTACATTAACTGCAGATTTAGGTTATAGAGCTACGGAAAACACGGATACTTCGGAGAGAGAGTTTACTCATACTTTAACTCAGCAGGATTCGGGTAAACAGTTAACCATTACTCTTACTCAAGCTGCAGGAGTTGAAACTTGGGAATATACCTTTTCAGTTCAGAACCCTAATTTAAGTTATTCGGCTTTAGGAGGTTCTGCAACTCCCGAAATAGCAGGGTATAATTCCTTTAAGCAAAGGTATATAAATGGTAAACCAGTAGGTACTCAGGTAGATGTAGGTTTTTCATCTCCTGACTTACCATCTTGGATATTTATGGATGACGAGAATCACTATACTGCTTTAGAGAATAAATCAGAAAACTCTCGTTCTCAAGTATTTACCAGTACTCAGAATGAATCTGGTAAAAAAGTAACAGTAACCTTTACTCAAGCAGCAGGAGTAAAAACCTATGGTACACCTACTGTATATTTAGGAAGCATTGCAGATATCCCTGCATCAGGAGGAACTGCAGCTACCTCTACTTATACCTATTCTCAACTTTGGGGATGGAATGGTAAAACCAATGATGGTGGTACTATAAGTTCTGGAGCTTCAGTAGTATGGTCTGAAAATATCTCTGGTTCTAATCTTGGTACAACTGCAAAGGCAAGAACTAAGTTGGGAAGCCGAACTTTAACTGTTACTCTTAATGGTAAATCTGGCAGTGCCTCAATTGATGTTTACCAAGCTCAGAATCGAATCGAGAATACAACTCAAGGTGCATGGGTAGTTTCTATTTCTGCTAATCCCAGTACATTTACCGAGAAAGGTGGTACATCCCAAATAACTGCAAGTGCAAGTGCAAGCAGAACTAATCATTGGTCTTCAGGAGCAACGAGTGCTGCAGCAAATGCAACTGGTACTCCTACGTTAAGTATACCTACGGCTAGTACAGGATTTAGTTTATCCGGTACTACTTTGACCGTTGCAGAAAACACAACTGCAAATCAAAGGAGTGTAGTAGTAAGGGCAACTATGGATACCGTCTATAAAGAAGTTACGGTAACTCAAAGTGCATATTTGGTAGAATGGGAATATACATTTACTGCTTCTCCAACTACTTTAAGCTTTGATGCTTTGGGTACTGCTAAGTCTATTACTATTACTAGTTATCGTGAAAAGTATATTAATGGTTCTTTGGTAGAGGGTTCTAGAGAAAATGTAAGTTATATACATGCAACAAGTACTGAACATATTGGAACTGTACTAGGAACAAGTATTAGTATGCAAGAGAACCAAACTACTTCTACAAGGAGTGGCCAAGTATCATACGAACAGAATGGTTCTAATAAAGTGATTCGTATCACTTGTAATCAGGCTGCAGGTACAATATCTACTCGAGATGTATTAGAGGTAGTAGATAATTTTGGTGATTCACCTGCTGTAGGAGGAAGTATTTTTGGTTTGGTTAAGTCGGGATATTATGATGTAATTAATGGTAAGGATTCTACTTGGCATAATGTTACACCAACTCTAAAATCCAAATCTTCGTACATTACTAATGTAGAAATTACCAAAGCTTCCGGAGATGGTTATAATATAGGAATTACTCTATCGGAGAATACTTCTGAATCTTCTCGTAGAGCAAGTCTTACTTTAACCTATGGTAGCAAGGAATTAGATATGGCAACTACTCAAGCAGGTGCTAGTGTTGCTTGGTCTTATGAACTAAAGGTAAATAACGGTACTCAAGATTTAAATCAACAAGTGCCTGCTAAGCCTAGTGGTACTTACTCTTTTACCATAAGTAGTAAAAGGTATAAGATTGTTAACGGTTCTGTTACAAGTCAAAGTGAAGATACTACTTGGACTACGTCTATACCGGGTTCTCCAAGTTGGATTCATGTAGAAGAGCAATCTAATACACTCATAGTAACCGTAGATGAGAATACAACTACTAGTCAAAGAAGTGCAGATATCGTTATATTTCAAACTGGTAGTAGTGATACTTCGATAACTTTGACAATTGAACAACAAGCTGCAAGTATTACTTGGAATTATACCTTTAATATATTTCAGCCTTCATCCAAGGTACTGAATGTACCAGCTAAGATGATAGACCCCGATACTATTGTAGTTAATTCTTACAGAACGAAGGTAATCAATGGTACACAAACTTCAACTAAAGAATTTGTAGAAGTAACCATTGACCCAATCGAAGAATCCTGGTTAGAAGTTACCAAAAACAGTAATGACCAGACTCAAGCTGAGTTATTCGTAACTTGCTTAGAGAATAAAGTATCTTCAATTAGAAGTGCTACTGTAACAATTAGACAAGTAGGTACAAGTAATCTTGACCAAGTAGATATCAACCAATCAGCTGCAACTGTATCCTATAATTATTATATTGGTTTTAATGGTAATCCCGATGTAGGTGGATATTCCATGAATTGGGAATGTACTCAGTTTGGTTCTAGTCATGGTCAATCTATAGATTTAAAATGTTGGAGAAAACCAGTAATTAATGGTATAGAATCTGATACTGAGGAAGCTGCAGAATACGAAACTATTTTTAGTGGAGTTGGTATAGATTCCTTTACAGTTACAAATACACCGTTATCATATGACCCAACTATAACTACCGTAAGGGCATATCCTAAGTCTATCAATGGTTCGGTATTCGATTTAAAGGGTACAGTACAATATAGGATAGCCGATTACCCAAGTAAATCTGCTTATCTGTACCTTACTCATAAACCCGTAGCAACTGTAAAGAGGTGGACCTTCCAATGGTATGACCAAGTTGAAAGTGTAACTATAAAGAATGTAAGTCATGATTCTAGTGCAGGTAGCATTTCTCCTATAACCATAATTTCTAAATGTGAGTACTTACTTGCTAGCAATCAATCCCAGGTTGCCTATACAGAGTATATAAAACCTAATGAAGACGAAGATACTGCAACTCCAGTAAGTTGGGGTAGGTTAGTAGAAAACGGTCAAACTGCCCAAAACTATTATGACTACGCTTATTTGGTAGATGAGAATAAGGAAGATTATGATAGGCAGGCTACCAGGACCTTTACTCAACCAGGTAATCCATCAAATAAAAGGTTATACCTATACGTAACTCAAGAATCCCCTCATACACCAGAAGTAGCATTTGATGTGTATAACAGTAGTCGATCCACCTCCTTGTTAATGGGTATTGGTTGGAGATCTAATGAAGGTAGTGATTCTTTACCTAATCTGAGTAGAGGAGAAAATTTAGGAGCGCATGGTAGCAATAAAAGTAATATCCAAGTAGTTTACCATGCTCAACCCATTACTACTAGTCAGAAGTGGTTACCAGCAGCTCCTTCATTAAAGGAATTTAGTTATGATGGTTTGCCAATAGCCTTGAATGGAACTGACAGATATTATAATATATCAGGGTTTCAGTATGGTAGCTCATCGGCATCAGAACTCTTTAAAGTTACAGTAGATAATATAGATTATGACCCAACCTATGGTGGAAGTTTAACCTTACGATGGGAAGCCAGATTATCTAATAATAAACCTACTAATGGTATGTATGTAGGTATGATTGTACTTACTCCAGTAAGAGGTAATTTACCTGCTATTTATGTAAGGTTATATTATCAATCTCCTTCTGTAAAACCTTCAGTTTAATTAGAGTTAAAATCTTCCAACTCTAAATCTTAACATCGCATGGGAGAATCCATAGGAATCTACAGAAAATTTAAAGTACGATACTATAGCATTATTAATGTATATGGTCATATACGAATAACTTTAAAAATTAACTTTATGTTTAACAACTTAAAACTTAAAGACTATGGGAGTAGAAGTTAAATCTGGTGGTGAGGGCGTAATCGTCGCTGACCGCGGTTGTAATGATAGTTGCTGTTGTAATAAACACAACTCAGGCTGGGGCTCTGGTTGGGGTGCAGTCGGTGGTGCATTGGTAGGTGGTGGCTTTGGTGCTGCTGCAGTGTCTGTATGGGACAAAATCAATGACACTAAAGCTGACATTCAGAAAGTAGAGTCTACTGTTCAGGAAGCAAAGGCAGGTATCTATAAAGATATTTCTGATGCTGCTAGAGGAGTAACTCAGGAAATCAGCGGAGTTGCAAAAGATGTTGCTGGTGTTGGTAGAGAAATCCTTAACAATCGTTTCACAATGGAAAGAGGACTTTGTGATTTGGGATACAAAACCAATTCCGATATCCGGGATTCTCGTGACCAAATGGGCGCAGGCTTCAATCGTGTTATGGACCGTCTTTGCCAGATGGAACATGAACAACAGAATTGCTGCTGCGAAACTAAAGGTTTGATTAAAGAAGTGAAGTCCGAATTGGCTCTTCAACTTGAACGTTGCTGCTGTGACCTCAAGAATGGCCAACAGGAAATCAAGTGTCTTATCGAGAACACTGCTAAAGACCAGGAAATTGCCCGTCTCAACAGAGTAGTAGATGCTCAGAGAGACCAGAACATTATCCAGTCAGTAGTTGCAGCTCTTAAGACTACATCCACAACCCCGGCTTAATAATGACCGTCGTCATTACGTAAGCCAGATTAGGAAGGAGTGCATCTTACATAGGTGTACTCCTTTTTTTCGTTTATACCCACCTAAAGATAAAACGATATGGAAAGTGAAGAGATTAAGAAAGAACCAACCAATGGAAATCAACTAAAAGATTTTACTATTCAACTTACATTGCCTGCTCCCAATGCAGAGATAGCAAAGGAAGTAGCAAATAAAGCACAGTCACTCATTGACCAATTTGGATACTATCAATTCTTAAACCTGGTAGACTTTATGCAAAGGAATCCAGGTGCAGTATCATTTGGTTTAAACTTAATTAATAAAAGATGAACATGGAAGATTTGATTTTTTCTAAATTGCAGAAAGGTGATACCATATACACCTTAGAGAGAGACAGACGTTCTGGGTATCCAATCTTTGATAAGGCCCAAGTATTAAAAGTAGGTGAAAGCAAACCTAGAGCCACTGGCCCAGATGGAAGCTTTGCCGCAAATACAGAAATCGTTATTCAAGATTCTGTATCCTCTTTGACAATATACCTTCCTACAGATGCTGCAGAAGGTATTCATAATAATGTTTATTACACTACCGACTTACGCAATATCGTAAACGAAGTAAATATCCAAAGGACTACTGCTGTAAATATTCTCAATAACCGAGAGAAATATGAGGCAGTAGTTACTGAATGTGATAATATCTTTCATACAATCGAGGGTATGCTAACTCCTCAACAACAACCAGCTCCGGCTTATAAGCAAGAAGAGTTCGAGGCTTTTAAAACCGAAGTAGCAGAGAAGTTATCCATGCAACAAGATATTCTTATGAAGATTGCCAGTGAGTTGGGATTAAATAAGAATAAAGATGGCAAGCAGAAAGGTTAACATAAACCTCTCGAATAATCTATGTGATATTCAGATTTATGTAGACCCTGTTAAACAACGTCAGGCTGAGAAGTTGATTGCCAAGACTCCAAGTATCATGAAGCTCGGATACGAGTTAGGTACTAGAAAGTTTGGCAATCAACTTCTTCGTATAGTAAGGCGTAGTTTAAATAATGGTCTACCTCCACCTGGTTCCAAAGTTTCTTGGCCTCCTCATGCTACTGCTACTCTTAAGAAGTATGGAGCACATACATTATTAAACCTTACTGGTCAATATGCAAGGTCAGTTACAATGGTAACTCAGAAAGATAGAACCTTTGTTGGTCTTCCTCCAGGATTAAGGAAGATAACATACTCTGGTAGAACTTCTCGAAAAACACTTAACCAAATTGCTATCATGTTGGAGTATGGTAGTAGAGATGGTAATCTTCCACCTCGTCCTTTATGGAAACCTGCTTTCGAGGCAGCAGGTGGAAACGTAGTTTTAGAGAAAGAGATACGAAATCAATTAAGAAAAGAACTTAGAAAATATACAAAGTAATGGCAGATTTTGAAGCAGATAAAACATCTGGTACTGGTCCTGCACTCGTAATGGTACATCCGTTAAAAGTGAATGATACAGAAGCAGATAAGAAAGCCATCCTTACCATTACAGTTAATGGAGTACCTAAGACTGTAAATCTTATTCAAAAGAAAGGCAGCCTTAACTACGAATACAAATTAGAAGTAGATAAGGAAGCCATAAACATATTGGGTAAGGGTGGCTCTGATACTTTGGCAATCACTTCTCAACGTAGGGAAATGATTAATGGTACACCCCAAGGAGATTGGGAAAATGTAGAAGTTACGGCAGAATTCCTAGAGGAACCTCCATTTACTGCTGGACTAAGATTTACTGATAATGAAGAAAAGACTCTAGAGGTATCCATTACTTCTAAGAATCATACGGAACAGCTTCTCAGTGGAACTCTGACTATCAAGCAAGTTGGTGGTCTAACTAAAACAGTAACTGTAACCCAGGCTGCAGGAGAAGTAACTTATAAGTATTGGGTAGAACCGGCCAGTGTTAGTATAGGTATACCCAAGGACCAGGTTTTAAATGCCTATGAAGGCTCAGCTGGTTTTAGTATTACTGGGTACAGAGGTAAATTGATAGAGGGTGAACAAGTATCACAAGAGGTAATGGCTTTTAAAATACCTACTATATCTCAAACTCAACAAGCTGCAGATACTAACTCCGGTACTAAACTATACTATTGGATTACCGACTACGGTAATATAGCTAATTCAGCACAGGCTACTTTCTCAGCAACTGCCCGAGGAAGAAAAGATGCAGGAGCTATGTTTGGTAGTACTTCAGGAGGTTGGGAATGTATATTTACTGATGGTGGTACATACCAGTTTAATGTAATATTAATACCTCAATTAGTATAATATGGTAAATACAGAAGAAATCGTAGAAAGAACCTTTTATATTTGCCTATTACAAACAGCACTTAAGAAAGGTTTAACTCTTAACCCTGAAGACTACTTACCATTATCACAAGAGAATGAAAAAAGGTTTCAAGCAGATAAGGATGCTATGCCTAAATTCATTCCCATATTTGGTATCGGTAATAATCAGGTTAAGGGTGCAAAGACATGCCCTAGAATTACCATTGAATTGCAAGGGTTCTATAATGGTGATATAGGTGTTAACAAATATATCATTGGTGATAAGCTAGAGGGTGGGAATTACCAAGCATCTGAATTTCCCTATGAAACGAAAGATATAACTCTAGACATTCACCTGGTATCTAATACTCAAGCCGATATGAGGTTACTTCATAGTATTATGTATGAAGCATTACCTTCTCGAGGATACGTAAGACCTTATTATAATAACTTAGAAGAATGGGAAGATGGTCGGGTAGCACCAACAGGAAACCTATTTATCGAAATAGGTAATTACTATGACCACCCAGATGAGAGTCATGGTCTACTTGAAAAAGTATATCAGTATACTTGTAAGGATGGTATATTACCCGAGAAGCTTGCTGAAGAAGGAGAACTCGTACCAATTCAAGATATATCAGTATTGATGGGACTAATCGAAAAGCAAGAATCTGACTTACTTAACCTTAACGTAAAATAGCTCAATACTAGAGGGTATTAAATAAATGAGTAATTAACTTAATTAGTATAAATATGCCTAATTCACCATCTGTAAATTTCGAGTTTAAGAACGATAACGTTCTTCAAACTACTCCTATGTTAGGAGTTTCATGTGTATTGGCTAGAACTACTAAAGGTCCTTATGATGACCCTTCAGAACTCATCCAATCCTTTTCTCAATTCCAAAGAGTCTTTGGTTCTGAGATAGTACCAGATGGTTCTGTATCAAACATCGAAAAGGCTTTTAATGGTGGTTCTAAGCTTCGTGTTATTCGTGTACTTGGTAAGGGTGCAACTAAAGGTGTAGTATCTGCTCCTTCAAAAGCTAAGTCTGTTGTTCCTAAAGTTGCTGAAGAAGGTTCTCCAGTAGTAGCATCTGCAACCCCGGAAGAACCAACTGCTTCTACTCTTTTCAAGTTTACATCTGGCTCAGTTGCTGTTGGTTTTGGTTTGGTAACTAAAGGTTATGGAGACCCAATCGGTAGTGCTGATACTTTCTCTGTAAATATCTACAAACAGGCAAACACAGTTTACTATCAGGTAATCAGTGCTAATGGCCAGGTACTTGAACAGGGTCCTGTAGTAACTTACAAAACTGCAGATGATAACAATGATACTTCTGTAGACTATCTTGCTCTAAGTGCATTTGCAAAGAACTCTGAGTATCTTGCTCCGGTATTAACCGAGAAAACTGAGAATATCAAATCTTGGAACAACTTCATCAAATGGTTAACTGATGATGTAGATGGAACAAGAAATCCAATCGATATCAAACTCAATGGTGCTGCTATTACTGCTGATGGAGTAAAATTGAATGGTACTATTGGTAATGCCGGTACTACACCTACTGCTGATGAATGGATTGCTTCTCTGGAATTCGTTAAGGATTATGTAGATGTATATCAAATCTTCTGTTCACATATTGACCAGCATCTTGAAACATCTTCAGATGTACTCAAGGTACACAAGGCTGCAGTAGATATGGTTAAAGAACTGCAAGAGTATACCTATTATATTGAAGTACCAAAATATACTACTCACTACACTCAAGGTGACCAACCAAGAGATTTGAAATCAATTATCACTTGGATTCAGACTTGCCTTGGTACTGTAGGTAACAGTAAGTATGTTGCTTACTTTGGTGGTGGTATTAAGTACTACAATGCCGACGGTAACTTGGTAGACTCAGACGTTCTTGGTACTATTGCAGGATTGGGAGATGCTTCTGCTTCTCAGTTTGGACCTTGGAAATCCTTTGCAGGTATGAATCGTGGTATTATCTACGATGGCAATGGTCCTGTATGCCCGAACTATGGTTCTCCTTCAAGAACTAAGGAACTCAATGAATTGGCACAGAATTATGTAAATATAATCTGTATCAAGGATGTTCCTAACCAAGGTAAACAAACTTTGCTATGGCATTGCTTCTCTTCTCAGGTAAAACAAGATTCAGAAAGATTCCTTGCTATTGTAAGATTGAATCTGTATCTTAAAAAGAATCTTAGACCTATTCTAGAAAAGTATTTGGAAGAACCAAATATCTGGAATACTTGGAATAAGATTTATCTAGAAGTTAAACCAATGCTGGATAACTTGGTAGATGAAGATGCCATGTCTGAGTACACCTGGATGGGTGACCAAGATGCTAACTCGTACAATGACTTATCGGTTAACAATGAAGCCGATGTTCGTCAAGGTAAATACAAAGCAATCCTGAAATTCAAGGATATTGTTCCGATGCAAGAAATCACTATGGGCATCTATATTGACCAGGCATCTAAGTCCGTATCTATTCAGGATATTAACGAATAAAATTAAGAAACAATGGGAGCAAAAGTAAAGAATCCGAGAAAGAAATTCCTTTGGAGTATCACATTCCCTAAGCACCCAATCAATACCTATCTGTTCCAAACTTGTACTTTGCCAGATGTGGAGATTGACCAGGTATCTCATGGGGACGTTAACCGGGACGTTAAGACTGCCGGTAGAGTTTCAGTAGGTAACTTAGTAGTTGGTAAACTACAGACTACTGCAGGTTCAGATACATGGCTTCATGATTGGCTATATTCTTGCCAGGATATGATTGCTGGTGGAGGTTTAGTACCAAGCCAATACTGGGAAAATGTAATCGTAAACGAACTTGCCGAAGATGGAGTTTCAGTACTTAACACCCACCTCTTCGAAGAGGTATGGCCATGTAAGATTACAGGTTTAGACCTGGACAGAATGGCTTCAGAGAACACTATCGAAAGTATCGAATTCTCAGTAGGTACTGTAGATAAGTATTAAAAACGCTTAGTCTATTTTCACTAAGATTTTTAGGTGGGAGGGGTGGGATTCCTAGAAAGGGCTCACCCCTTTCTTGTTGTTACAGCGAACACTATGAACTAAAGTATAACCAAAATAACTTATTTAACATGGAATTAAATTGTAGAACACATGAGTTCATAACCCCAGCAGGTTATAAATACTCAATCAGGGAACAGAATGGTGCAGATGAGGATATCTTATCTAATCCAATGGATGTAAGAAACCTTATGAACCTTACTAAGTTCATTCAGGCAATTGTAGTAGATACAGACTTTACTCCTACTCGTAGATTAACAGTAGAGGATGCAGACCGTATCCCTTTGAATGACCGTTACTGTATCTTATTCCAATCAAGAATCTTCTCATTGGGTGATGAGGTAGAATTTGAATATGATTGGGGCCAAGAAGGCGGTAAACAAGTTTATGGTCAATCATTAAGCGAAATGCTTTTTGAAAACTACGGAACTTTACCTTCAGAAAAAGAATTAGCAGAGAAACCAAATGCTATTCCCTATTATCCTGAACAAGGTAAACTTACCGATTACGAAGTAACCCTTTCTTCAGGTAAGGTAGTTAAATTTGATTTACTTACGGGTGCAGGAGAAAGGATGTTGGTTACTTTACCAGTAGAAAAACAAACTCGTAACGCTGCATTAATTGCAAGGAACCTACATCTTCAGATTGATGGTAAATGGGAAAAGGTAGAAAGCTTCCATTTATTTTCAGTAAGAGACATTGCAGAGATTCGTAAAACAATCTTTGAATATGACCCAGTCTTCGATGGTAATACCGATGTAGAACATCCAAGTATACCTGGAAGAATTGATAAATATCCTATAATGCTTTCACCAACTTTTTTCTACCTGACGGAAGCGTAGACCACCCAGGTACATTCACTTATATATGTAGAGCTGAGGTAGCCATTGACTATCTCAGCTTTTTGCGTCTTCCGTATCGAGAAAGGAAAAGATTTAAGGATATAGCCGATGAGTATTATGAAAACTTAAAAAAGAAAACTAGAAAATGATAGACAGAAGAAGCTTAGTCGAGGTCGGTGTTGCAATGGTATTAAGAGACCGATTCTCTAATGAGGCTGGCAGAATATCGAACTCATTTAGAACAATGATGAACGATATGAATACCTGGAACAGAGGTATTCAAATGTCAACCTCTAATGCTTTTGAGTTTGGAAAAGAATTGGTTGGAGGTATGGCAAGGGCCTACCAATATTCTGCAGGAGTATACGACCAAGTATTCTTAGCTTCTAAAATGTCTGGAGCTAATGCTGCTCAACAGGCAAGGCTAATGCAAGTAGCCAAAGAAGTCAATGAGGTAACTCCTCTTACTGCTGCAGATATTGCATCAGGCGAAAGGTACTTGGCAATGGCTGGTAACAATGTAGAGCAAATCGAAAGAATGATTGGCCCTGCAACTAAGCTAGCTTCTATCTTCAGTATGCCACTTGGAGGAAAAGGAGGGGTTGCTGACTTGATGACTAACATCATGCAAACCTTTAATATACCTTCACAAAATGCTACTCAAGTAGTAGACCAATTGGCAACTGCAGTAACTTCTGCAAATATTTCTCTAACAGACCTTGCCCAATCTTTCCAATATTCAGGAGCAGAATTTAGAAATGCCAAAATCAGTATGGGTGATGCAGCTGCAGCCATTGGAGTACTTGGTAATCAAGGTATCCAAGCTTCATCAGCTGGTACTGCATTAGCAAACATGATGCGCTATTTAACACTTTCCGTAACCGGGCAGAAAAGAGGAGGTAGTGAGATGTTAAAATCTTTAGGTATAGACCCCGCTTCTCTAGTAGATGCCTCTGGTAATCTTTTGAGATTAGATAAGATTATAACCATCTTAGGTGATAAGCTTAGAGGTAAACGAGGTATAGATATTTCCTCTGCTCTATTCAATATCTTTGGAGTTCGAGGTACAAGAGCTGCTTCAGCTTTACTTCAGGATTACTGGACTGGAGCTAATAAGCTTACTGAACTTATGGATAAGGTTGGAGCTGCAAGCGGTACTGTAGAAAACTTAACTCAAGAAAGATTACAAACTCCTGCAGGTATTATTGAACAGTTTAAATCAAACTGGGAGAACTTTATTGTAACTGCAGGCTCAACTCTTGCCGAAGTATTTAACCCAGTATTAAAACTTGGTTCTCGTATCCTGGGAATTATTAACAGTATGCAAGAAACTTGGGCAGGTAAGTTCTTGGTAAAGGTAGTTGCAACTGGAGCAGTAATAGGTACAATATATCAAGGCTTTAAATTTATTCAAGGTACCATTCGAATGATAAGTACTTTCCAAGCTTTAGCAACTACAGAGACTAATGGTATGGCAGAAGGTATGGTAAGAACTAATGTTCAAGCCTCAATCCTTGAAGGTCACATGAGAAATATCTCGGCTATGATGATGAGGATGACTGCTATGCAAATGGCTCCAGGTAAATTCTTTGCATTACCCATGGGAGGTGCTATAGGTAAAACCAAGAAAGGTACTGTAGTAGCAAGAGATGCAAGAGGAAGATTTACTTCAATGAGTACACTTGCAGGTATGGGAGTTGGTACAGCAATAGGTTCTAATGTAACTAAAACTGCAGGCCAACAGATTGCTAAGAAAGGTGCTATGGGATTTGGTGCTAGATTACTTGGTGGTAGACTTTTAGGATTCTTAGGTGGGCCTTGGGGACTACTAGCTTCTATAGCTATTCCTGCATTAATCGAAGTAATCGGTGGTCTTACAAATTCTGTGGATAAGAATACTGCGGCTTTAACCTCTGAAGAAACTAAAGCTTCCATTCAGGATAGAAATCAACAAGCTTTTGTTGATGCCGTTAGGAGTGCAATCAGAGATGGATTTAAGGATTCAAGAATTAATATATCAGTAGATGGAAATGAAGCTGGAGACTTTGCTCCTGGTGGCCAACAAGATTTTACTGGTATATCATTGGGATTAAACTAAACAATCATGGCAAGAATATTAAATCGGATAGCAGGTGGGGTTGTTGAAAAATACAATGACCTTACCAGAGATTCTGCAGGAGTTCTTACTGGCCCTTTAAATAAACTTTGGAGGGCCAGAATCTATCTCAATAGGGCAACTTCAACCTTGCCTAAAGATACTGCAGATAAGGGTAAAGTATATGACCCAAATAACCCATTCGGACCCAGAGCTAATTCAAAGAATCCTAAGTTAAATCAAAGGATTCAGGCTCAATATCGAATGGAATTAAAACATCAAATAGAAGGTGGAGTTCCATTTGGATACGAAGAAATGGACCCGGCTAAAGGCCAGAATGTTACGAAGAATAAAGAACTCTTCTTGGTAATGCCAGAAGTAAGAAACATGAATCAGGTAGTGATTTATAATCTTACAGCTAGCCCCTATCAATATATCACTCTTCAGAACAGACCACCTTCAATTGATTTCCGAGGAGAAACTACTTGGGCAACGATTAAATCAATGGGACGTAATACTCCCATGTACCATTATACTGGTAGTGAAGATATAATTCAATTCAATGTATCTTGGTTCTGTAATGACCCAGATAATCCAAAAGAGGTAATTACTAAATGCCGATTATTGGAAATGTGGACTAAGGCAAACTCTTATCAAGCAAGCCCTCCGATTTTAAAAGTCGAGTGGGGTAGTTCTGGTATATTCGATAATCATCAGTACATTCTTACATCTGCAACCTATACCCTGAATAATTTCAGAAATGCTTCAAGGACTCGAGTAGCAGGTAAGTCATGTACAATTGAGGATTTAAAGTTATTGCCTGCAGCTGCAACTCAGGAATTAATCTTCAAAAGAGTAAGTGCTTATAACTTATCTTATCAGGATATTGTAACTGAAGAAGACTTAAAGAATACGAAAGGGATACAGATATGATAGACTTAAATCAATACATGACAGGAGCAAGTCCCTATGATGGAGCTATTGCTCTTAAGTACGATAATGGGGATTACTCTTTAGAGGTAACTCCTCCAAGTGTTCCTTACACCGATAATGATAAGCAACATACAATATTGGATGAAGAAACCTTACAAAACATTGCTCATCGTTATTATGGTGATTCTGGTAAATGGTATTTGATTGCTGAAGCTAATAATATCTTGAACCCTTTTCAGGAATTAGAACCTTATCAAATTTTAAGAATACCTATGTATGGCGGCAACTAGAAAACCCAATCAACCAATACTTTATAATGGAACAGCAACACCTTACATGGCTCTGTTCAATTCTGGAGGTATGCCTATAATGAACCCCATTACTGGCATACCTCTTGGCGCTTATATAAGTAATTGGAGCTACAAATATGATGAGGAGAAAGAGAACTTAGCTACCATTACATTTGATACTGGAGACCCCGATACTGTAGATATCGAAGATCTCCAGGAAAGCTCAATTATTTACCTTCAGTGGGGATACATATATCCAGATGGTCAATTTATCTCTAGCCCAGTACGAAGTATCAAGGTTAGAGATTTGGATTGTGTATTCGATTCTACTGGTACTCATGTGACGATTAAGTGTATAGATACAGTTGGAGATTTAAGATTCCAACCACCTTATACTCATTCGGATTTATCAGAACACAGTTTATCCAACTTCTTGGATAATGGTTGTAATGATGATATAGGCGTAATCATAGAAATATTTCAGTAATGGCTAAACAAATAATAAGTAATAAAGTTTACGAGTCACTACAGGTCCCGACAGAACAAAGTCGAACTACTACTGGAAAGATACTTTACGCTAACAGGTTTAGTGGAGTAGCTCAAGTAGCTATGCCCAGTGATTTAAAGTCCTTGATAGATAGTGACTTGGGATTAATAGGAAATAACATCTTAGTTCAATTAGAACAAAAGATGAAAGGGTATGCAAATGGTCCTTGGTATATTGATTCCCGGGATGGTGTAATATACATACACAACCGTAAGTTTCAAGAAGAACCAGAATACAATTATATTTACCAATCAGAAAATGGAGAAGTACTTAGAGTATCATTCGCTACTCAGAAAGTAACCAAAAGGGTAAAGGCTCAATTAACTCAAGCCTTAGACCCAGAAGATAAAGGTTTAATTGTAGGTTCAACAGATATCACAGAACCTGAAAAAGAGAAAGAGGAAGTAACTTTACTCAAACCATTTGTAGCTCAAGTAGATAATACAATGGTAGTAAATTATGGTAGTGTACCTTACGAAGATTATCGTAGTCATCCTACTACTAATATTGCTGCCGAGATGGAAGCTGAACAAAGGTATGGAGCTAAAGCTCAAAAGTATAATTCTGCAATGAAAGAGTATGGTTCTCAGAAACCCTATGTTGCTTACAATGCAGGTAAACAAGAGGCTTTAGATAATCTGAGTACTGAGCAATATCGAGAAGCAATTAATACTGCTGTAAACAATTTACCGAACGATAAGAAAAGGGTTATTCAGCAAATCTTGAAGAACTCTAAGAACGGTAAAGAGTTAGAAAGTAATCTTAGGCAATTACTAGAAAACGAAAGATACCTATTTACTGGAGAATATAAAATGGAATACCTTGCAGAAGAATGGGTAGACCCAAGAGAATATGACCCAGAAGGTGGAACTATAACTCACATGGTGAATATCAGAACTTTTTCAAGTAATCCTTATGAAAAACAAATGATAGATAACCAATCTCAGAGAGGTATATCTGCAATGGAAAAGAATCCATATATTACTGTATACCCTGATACCTATAAAGTAGAGTATTCTGGAGATGGAGTTACTACACCCACTATGACTCGAAAGGTTAAAGCTAAAGTTAAGATACGAAGAATGAAGAAGGTACCATTCTTAGTACCAATCTATAAGTTATATCATAATCTCTTTAGTAGATACGGCGGAGCAGATAAGGTTACTTGGGCAATGAATGCTAATGCCAATGGAGGTCTTAAGATATCCGAAAGAAAGTTGGTATGCCAAATGACTGTAGTAGGTAGACCTTCATTACAATCTTCTCAGATAATATCTTTAGAGAATGTAGGAAAAAGGTGGTCAGGCTTTTGGTATATCAAGTCAGTACAACATTCAATGGATGCAGGTCAAGGTTATCTCTGTACATTAGACTTGGTTAAGAATAATGCAAGGGATGGACAGACTACATCTAAGACCCAACTTAGTACTCAGGACATTGTAAGTAATGATGCTAAGGATTCTGCTAAAACTGACTTTGGTAAGAACAAGAAGAATACTGCTAATGCTTCCGATATTGTACATGACTTTACCTACAATGAAGTAGTATACTTCGTAGAAAGATACATGGACGATAAGGGTAGAATTATCGATAAGAAAGGTGCAGGAGAGTTCTTACAGAATAAGTTCTATTATGATGAGATAAATGCTAAAGACCCTCAGGCTCTTGCTGCAGGTACAGTTCGTACAGAAGGTACAGTAGTAACTTCAAATGGTACAGCAATCTATGGTAAGACCAATGTGGTAAAGGCAGACCAATCGAAGGTTACTCCTTCTATGAAAGAAAGGTATAACTTTGATGAGTTTAATTGGGCAATGAAAGCTTATGAACGATATAAATCCAACAAGAAATAATGTACTCAACAGCTAAACTATTAACAGAAGAGGGTATCGAAGGTTTAGGTAGATACTACTCTGTCTACCGTGGCATAGTGGTAGATAATAATGATACGGAGAAACATATGAACCGTATCAAGGTATGCTGTCCAGAAGTCATGGGTGGAATCATTACATGGGCCTATGCAAAAGGCCAACATGGTTCTATCAACAATGGGTTCAAGTACTTAGCTCCTAAGGTTGGAGATATAGTATTTGTTACTTTTGAATTTGGAGACCCAACTAAACCCCTATGGGAATATCATGGTTGGGGACTACAACAAATACCAGACCCTTTGGATGGTCCTAATAAAATGGGTATTATAACTCCAGAAGGAAATGTAATGGTACTTGATGATGATAATGGAAAGCTAACTGTTTATATAAATGGAGATGTAGGCCTTGCTGCTAAAGGAAACATTTCTATTCAAGCACAAGGTGATGTAAGCGTAGGTTCTGGAGATACAGTAATCTTAAATAAGGGGGAGAATCAAGGAGTAGTTAATATTAAAGAACTAACCGAGAAACTCAATAATACCATTAAAGAACTGGAAACTCTAAGAGCTCTATTCAATTCTCATGTACACTCTGGTGTAACTACTGGACCAGGTTCTTCAGGTCCTACTGTAACTCAAGCAAGTCAACCGTTCTCTACTTTCAAACAAGAAGATTATGAGGACACTAAATGTATACACTAATGGATAACTATCTTACTAACATTGTTGGAAAGGGTATGATATTCCCTATTCAACTTACAAGAAACGAAAAGGGTGAAACAGGTTGGTATCCTGTTAATGGTGATATGGCTTTGGTAAGAAATAATATAAGCTCTATAATGTATTATTTAATAGGACAACGATTTCGACAGGAAAACTTTGGGAATCGCCTATGGGAATGTATAGAAGAGCCAAATACACAAGCCCTAAGTTTTATTATTAAAGAGTTTATTAAAAGCTCAATTGGTGCATGGGAACAAAGGATTACCTTTAAGGGTATCACCGTTTCTAGACAAGGTGCTAAAATAAACATAGAAGTTCATTATGTAGTTAATGAAACTTCTACTAGTCAGTACCTGTACCTGACCTATGATAAAAATGAAAATTCATTAAACTCTTATTAATATGGGAATCACTAATAAATGGCTCAACCCTTATCAGAGGTCTTACCAACAGATTAAGGCCAAGCTGATAGAATCACTTACGAATATCAAAGACAAAGATGGCAATGTACTCGTAACTGATTACTCGGAAGGAAATATATTAATCATTATCCTTTCATTGTTTGCGGCAATTGCCGAAGTTCTTCACTACTACATTGATAATATGGCAAGGGAATCCTTCTTACCTACTGCTCGTAAATACAGTTCAGTAGTTAGGCATGGAGCTTTGGTAGATTATCATGCAAGAGGTGCTATTGCAGCATCAGTAGATTTGGTAGTATCCAGGGATGTATCTGGAGATTCTATTGGTGCTAAATTAACTATACCTTCTGGAACTTTATTTACAGATTCTAATGGTAACAAATGGTTATCTTCTAGGGATGTAACTTGGTATGCTAATGTAACTACTTGTAAAGTTCCAGTTGTACAACATGAATTATATACAGAAAGCCAGATAAATGGAATGGTTATACCTTCAGATGAAAGGGTAACTATTACCCTGGGTACATTACCTAATGGTAAGTACTACGAACATGGAACTATGAGTATGAAGATTGGTGGAGAATCTTGGGTATTGGTAAATACCTTTGCTTATTCAAAACCCACCGATAAACATTTCATGGTTACTATAGATGAAGCTTTAAATCCATATATCTTATTTGGTGATGGTAAATATGGACAGAAGCCTGCAGCTAATGCCAAGATATCTGAAGTTAAGTTCTACCTTACTACTGGTATCAATGGTAATGTAAAATCTGGTATGATTACTTCTGTACCTTCAGTTATATCTTCATCAGTAACAGATGCTACTGTATCTAATACTTATGCTGCAGGTGGAGGTTCATCCTATGAGAATTTTAGTATGCTCAAGGAACACATACCTTTGAGTGTAAAGACTATGGGAGTAGCTATTACCAAACAAGATTTCATAGACTTAGCTAAACTAGTTGATGGAGTTAGTAAAGCAAAGGCAGAATACGAATGTGGTAGAAAACTAATCGTTTATATATCTCCTGATAATGGTGCTACTGCTGACTCTAATCTTATTCAAAAGGTATATGATGTATTACATCAGAACTCACCTCTTACTACTTGGTTAACAGTTAAGTCTGCAGGTAAGGTAAACATTATCTTGGATGTAGAAGTTACAGGGAAGAAGTCTTATAAGACATCGGAAATACAATCTCAGATTCTAAGTGCATTATTTAATGCTTATTCTCCGGAAGCCTCCGATATTGGTGGCAGCGTAAGAATCTCCGATATCTATGCACTTATAGATAATCTTGAATCGGTAGATTATTTACACTTGAAGAAGTTTTATACTAAACCCTGGCCTACTACAGTATATGGTAACAAAGAATTAATCCTTGGTCAATTCCAATTAGACGAGGCTAATGGTAGTATGTCTTACTTTATCTCTTTCTCTTCAGGTACTCAATTTACAGTACGTTCAGTTAAGGGAGGCTTTTCTTATGATGGCCAAGTGGGTAAGACTACACAGATTAGAGATACTATAAATGGATTTGTATTTGCCTTGGATATCCAGAACAATGGTTATCAATCCGGATTTAGATATACCATAACCATTGCAGAACCTAACAAGGATTATACAGACCCAGGTTATAATATTCCGGTATTCGAAGACTCAAGTCAGTTAACACTTAAAGTAAACGAAATAGTATGATAAATCTTAAAAACCTAATTGATTTCTTACCTTTCGAATTTAAAGAGCAAGATACTTATAAAGTCGACGGTAAGGGCATATTAGAAAGATTTCTAGAAATTTGTGGTAACTATTTCCAAGAAGATATAACTAAAGATATTGATAATATTCTAGATATAATCGATATCGATAAAACTCAGCAGAGGTATTTAAACTACCTCTGGGAGTTCTTGGGAGCATTGCCATTTGCTAGAACCGGAGAACACAAGGGAGTTCCCAACTTAAGTGATGAACAGATTCGAACTATCTTAAAGTATTCAATCTCATTACTTAAGATTCGTGGCTCAAGAAAGTTCTTCGAAATTCTTTTCAATATGTATGGGTTAACCTGTACAATTACAGACCCGACAGATGGAGCAATGGATAAATGGGAAAAGGTAGACCCCTTATATGATACCGATTATTCTCAGTACGACAAATACAACTATGATAAGATTTATGGTTGTGCTCAATGTATAGAGGTAGGTATTTCTATAAGCGGTCATGGGTTTACTTCCCCCACTCCAGAGTTCAAAGCTTTCAAACAATCAATTGATAAGTTATTCGATAGATTCTTACCATACAATGTATCTGGAAAGATTGCTTATGGATTTGATTTGGCTTACAATTATAAAATTGTAGCTGAACCTCTTATCAGTCCTGCAAAGATTGTAACAGGACATATAACAGAAGTACCCATTAGAGTAACCGTTACTTCTGATTACGATGATGCCGATTTAAGATATCAGGTAACTGGATATGACCCCTCTGAGAATAAGTGGAGCTCAAAGAAATATGAAAGCGGTTCTATTTTCTATGCAAGAAAGGGTGACCAAAGATATTACTTTCGAAGTGTAGGAGATACTTCAGTAACTACCTATGTAGATATAGGTTTAGAATGTTACACTAAATCTTATCACATATATGCCGACTTGGTAGAAGGAGGAACAGACCCAGATAATTTAGTAATTACAGGTACTAATCCAGTAATCAAAGTAAGGGTAACTGCAAATATGAATTATCAGGGAAATATTAAACCTGTATCCGTACAGTTACTTAATACCTATGAAACTAAAGATTCTGGTTCTGTTTGGGAAATAACTTCTGCAGGTACTTACGAATGGGTTATTGCAGACTTTCCTGCAAAGAAGGTTACTCTAAAGGTAACGGCAATTGCTACTAACTATACGGTATTCTGTGAACCTCGGAATATAAATCTTACCAACGGTGAAAAGTCTTTGATAACTATTCGTTCTTCAGATCCTAACGAAGATACAAGTCAACTTATTGCCGTATGTATTTCAGACCCAGGTATTTTAGTTCGTAATGGTCAAAGATGGGCACCAACTACTACTGGTACATTCCAATTTAGATGTACTAAAGATGACTCAGGTAATGCTAGTAATTATGGTACAGTAGTAGCTTACAGATTAGGTTATACGATTAACTACGATATAGGCGTATCAAACAAACGATTAAACCTAAATGCTCAAGGTTCTGCATCAGTTAATCTTTGGGTTACATCGGGTATTTATTATTCTACTTTCGAAAGTGCAAACTTAGGTAGTTATTTTGATACCGAGGTGACCATTTACAAAAAGAATACCCAAGGTACTTGGGTAAAACTTGGTACTTTAGAATTAACTAATCGCTATGTAGTTGGTCCTGATTTCTACTATGGTAGAAGTACAGAATACCAATTTAATGAGGCTGGAAGTTATAAATTTGAATCGGTGGGTGATGCTAGTAAGTCAGTAGAAGTAGAGGTATTAGAATATGTACCTGCTCCTCAGTCTTACTTATGGTTAGAACCTTTGAATGAAGAGGATGAGAATTGGTATGAATTAGAACCTTACTCTGAAGCTGAAGCAGATGCAGGAAAGTATATCAAGGCAGGCTATCAATTAACCAAATCCAAGAATTGCCAATTCTACCTACGTTGGGGAGATGGTGGTAATATGATAACTGGGATTGACTTAGAGGGTTCATCTGAGAAATACAATTCGAACACTCTTATCACTTTCGATAAAGCAGGTAATTATGAGTTTTATTATCAAGGTTCAGTAGTAAGCCTTACGATTAAGGATGTTATACCTAAGTATATTTTAACTTGTAATCCAGTAAGTGCAGAACTAAGCAAAGATGTACAAGAAGTATCTACTATCGTAACCTGTACTTCAGATACTGGAGAAGTTTCAGATATTGTATATGAGACAGCTCCGGATGTGGTTCATCCAAGCCCTTATCAATTCTTTACTAATTTACCAGGTAAACATACTTTCTATGTGAAAGCTAATCCTGCAGTTAAAGCAGTATTCATAGTAAACCTGTTGGATGTAGTTGATAAGACAGAACTTACTTGGGAATCCAATGATATTTCGGAACAAGGTATTAATATATTAGTTCCGGAAGGAACAGAATGGTCACTTAAAATAGAATAAACAAAATGGAAAGCAGCTCTTTTAACACATTATTTAAAACTGGTATCATTGGATTCATTTCTGAATGTTATGCCCTTATCTTTGATTTGAGGTGGATGATTTTATTAGCCCTTGTACTAATACTTGCAGACTTCTGGTTTGGGATATCTGCAAGTAGGGCAAAGAAGATTGAAATAAGAAAATCTAGAGCCGGGAGAAGAACTCTTAATAAAATCATTGATTACCTGTGTTACATCTTACTGGGTGCCGTAATAGGTAAAGCCATCGGAGAACCTTACGGATTAAATCCAATAACAGTATCTATAACGGTAATGGTATTATGTTACTGTTTTGAAATAGATAGTATTTATAATCATATCTGTACTTTACATGGTGTAGAAAAGAAGTACAGTATCTGGTCTATCTTTTGGAAATTGATAACCTTCAAGTTCAAGGCTGTAGGAGAGGCTTTCCAAGATATGAAAAACCAATCGAAAGAATATAAGAGTAATAACAATAACGAAGATACATTATGAAAACCTATTTTGATTATGAAGGTATAATAAAGTCTAAGGATGCAGCTGAAGCTATAGCTGCACCAGTAGGCATTGGCCCATTTTGTGGATTTGGTTCTGCAACGATTGTAAATAATGCAATCACTCTCTTGCCTAATGGAGAACCTACTTCTCCTGCATATCAAGCAATAAAGGATAGAATCCTTTCAAGGTATATGACTAAAGCTGCAGATTCTGGTGAAGGACCAGATACAAATTTTGGTTGTATAGCAAGGGATGGTACAATCTATATTTCTGATAGTGCTAATATTAGTATACCTAATATTGAAGGCTCAAAGGGTTCTAATGAGGATGTGATTGTATTTGCTTACCATACACCTTTGGAAGAGCCTGTACAGAACCCAGTACAGTTCAGAGCTTTCTGGAATGAATCTAATTCGTTCTATTCTCTGTACAAGAAATCAGTAGACCCATTATACCCAACACCCAAGGATTCTAGAAACCTGTCAAAAACAAATGTATTAGAAGATAATGAATTATCATATGAGTCTCTAGTGAATAGAGCTATGGCTTCAGTATCTCAAGGTTTGGTAGACAAATCCTCAATGGTATTAATTGGTATATATGGGCAAGGTACTAATTCAATGGATAACTCAGTAGAGAAATATTCTATTGTTCCTTATGCAGGAAAGTTTCCCCAACCAGTAGAATATAATACTGCTATCCATGGAATGCAACAAGCCAATATAGAAACTCTCTTACGACTATTGCAAGGATTCCCAAACTTTGATATCAAGGCTTACATTGATGAAAAGCTTGGTGGTATGGCAGGAGCTAATATACCAAGAGGACTAATTGCCATGTGGAATGGAGTTTCTGTACCAGAAGGTTGGGCTTTATGTAATGGTCAGATTGTAGAAGACTTACAGACACCAGACTTATCGGGTAAGTTTATTGTTGGCTGGTCATCGGGTAATGAGGATTACAATTTGATTGGTAATACGGGTGGCCAAGAAAAAGTAACTCTTTCAACTCAAGAGATTCCATCTCACGTTCACAATTTCGCAGATGCTTACTTTATCGAGGCTCATTCAGATTTGGTGGGAGCTAATGGTACTCAATGGATTGGTAATAACCTTTCTGGTAGTAATAAAACTGATAGAGATAATTCTTATGTATGCCTATGGGACCATGATACCAGGGCTGCAGGTGGAGGTCAACCTCACGAAAATAGGCCACCTTACTACGTACTGGCATACATTATAAAACTATAATATTATGTCTTAACTACTTATATTGTTGACAAAGAACTTTTAATTTATGGATTATAGGAGAGGGGCGTTGGGAAACGCCCCTTTTCTTTTGTGTTTAGTAGTGAAGTTCTTCTTTAGCTTTCTCTTCCCAATATAAGATATCTTGTTTGAGTTCTCCTATGTATTTAACCGACTTCTTAGTTCTAGGCATATCAAAGAACTCAACCAGCATTATATTGGTGATTCTTTCTCCATCTTTAATTCGTTCTTTAATATAAGGAGGTGGAGTAAGTAATACTTCAAATACCATATAAGCATCTGGAGATAATTTCTCTTTCATATACTTATATAATAATTCAAGCATTTCTTCCTTAGCCTTAACCTCTTCATCGTCATCTTCTAACTCTTTATCATTATCAAATAAGTCTTCAAGTTTAAATAGGTTCTGATTGTATTCTGCAATCTCTCCATAGGCAAATCGAAGAAGCTTATTCTTAAATGTAGCAAGAGAAGAAAGGATTCTTGCTTTAAGATGTTCTTCACTACAAGTACCGTAGTACTTATTAAAAACAAATAACATTTTATCCCAGAAATAAGAAGATATTATATCTGGCGTAAGGTTAAACCTTTTGTAATCAATCTGTTTGGTAAGGTTCCGAATAACTGGCTTACAAACTTTGTATAACCGATTAAACATTGCTTCATCATAATCCTGCATGGGTTTTAATCTATGAAGCTCTGAACCATTGTTTCCATTACATTTCCTCATATTCTTTAAGTATTTCGTTATGCAAATATAATAAATATATTTTATATAATATAAGAATATCAAAAAATTTCACCGAACGGCTGAGGATAAGAAGACTAGATATTGTGGACATGAGTTCAGAACTACATGAGGACTATCAAAATCTATTAGTATATAATATTGCAATATAATAATGTATGAAAAAGAATAAAATTAAATTTAGTTTTGCACCTGACTTTCAGTTAGAGATTCTCAGGTTCATTATTCAAGATAAGGAAGGAGGTTTAGTACTAAGCAGAATAAAACCAAGCTACTTAGTACTTATCGAACATTCCTTAATTTGTGAGGGTATACTTAAATACTTCAAGAAGCAAAGAAAGATACCCTCACAGAATGTCCTTAAACAAGTACTCAGAGAAATGCTAGAATCTAAAAACTATGTTGACCTGGTTACTAAGGATGATATCCCAAACATCGAGAAGGTTATCAAAAATCTTTATTCAATTCAATTATCTGATTCAGAATATATTAAAGAGAAAATCTATCAGTTCTCTACTTATGTTGAAATGAAGAACTTAAATGATTCATTCGACTTAGATAACTTTGAACAGTACGAAGAATATTCTAGAAAGGTAGAGAAGGTTTTACAAAGAAGTAGACCTAAACAGGAGGATGAACCTTTATTCATGATTCGAGATGTTACTGAACGTCAATTTAAAAGGCAGGCAGAACCCTCAGTAGTACCATGCCCATTTAGGCAACTAAACGATTTAACCAATGCGGGAGGATTCCCAGGTGCATCAATCAATGTAATCTTGGATAAACCTAAAGCAAAGAAAACATTCTTCATGGTTAACCTTGCAAGAGGTTACCTTAGAATGAAGAAGTCAGTTTATTATGTGGATACAGAAAATGGTCAAGAACAAATCATGGACCGTTTCATTCAATCCAGTATCAATAAAACTAAGAAGGAATTATATACTGGAGATTATGATAAACTCGAGGCTAAGCATTTAAGAAAACTTGCAAGGTTTGGAGTTGAATTAATCGTTGAAAGAGTACCTGCATTAATTACTGACTGCAATTATATAAGGGAGAAGATACTTACTCTTAGGAGCCAAGGGATTGATATTAAGGTATTGATGGTTGACTATGCAGGGAAGCTTGCTTCTATTGCAAAGGATAAAGAGGATTTTGATAGAATCTCAAATGTATATATTGACTTACAGAATCTTGCTGAGGATTTGCATTTAGATGTTGTATGGACTGCTCATCATATTACTCGTGAAGGTAAGAAACACCAAGCAACTAAATATGATGAGAACGATATATCTGGTTCTATTGCCATTGTACGTAATGCTCAATTCATTATGGGTCTTAACAGTACAGAGCAAGAAGAGAAAGATAATATCCTTCGTTCAGAGATTGTAGTACAAAGGGATGGTCTTCCTTCTGGTAGAGCCTTATTTAGGTGTGATGTAGAAAGGCAAAGATGTACAGAGTTTACTAAAGAACAAAGAAAGAATTATGATGAAGTATATGGTAAGAAACTTGAAGAATCTTTTAAGAAAGGTAATCCTGATGCTGATTCCAAGAAAAGAGAAAGGACAACTGGAGATATATAAATGCAAACTCGGTATTCATGATTGGGTAACCGAGCATTGGTGGGAAACCCGACAGAAACCTCGAAGAGCTATATTTTCACACAAAGGAGGTAGAAAGAGGGCTCAGTATTATAATAAGTATTGTACGAGAACCTATTGTAGAATCTGTGGTAAAAAGAAAAAGAGGAATGAGAACTAAAAATGTAGAAGTAGTAAAAGACAGATGGACTGATGGATTAGCTTTAGAAATATCTCATAATGGTTGGCAAACAACTTCTATCAGTAACTTAGACGTTGAGGATTTGAAAAGAATCCGAAAGGTAATTCGTAAAGCAATTAGAAACCATGAAAATAACAAATCAGTTTAAGTCTAGACTTAAGACTTACTTTATTAAAAGACTTGGAGCATTTGATTATAAACATGGCTGGATGAAACTCCCAGTATGCCCATACTGTCATAGGGAATTAAAAATGGGAGTTAACTTATCAATGTATAGAACCAATTGCTTTAGATGTAATGAACATCCGAATCCTTCTCAATTGGTTATGGATATAGAAGGATTCGATACATACCATGAACTAATTAATTTCTTAAATAGTGGAAAATTTGATGAGCTTGAATTTCACGAAGAAAAGGTTGAACTTGCAGAAGCTAAGCCTTTGTATCTACCCGAAGGATTCAGAATCCTTAACCTTGGCCAGTCACAAGTTGCAAAAAGCATTAGAGGATATGTCAAAAGCCGTGGCTTTGTCATCTCTGAGTTGTCTAAGCATGGAGTTGGCTATGCGACGAAAGGGGCTTACTTTGGGTACCTTATTATACCCTTCTATTACAGAGGACAACTTAGATATTATAACGCGAGAAATGTTATCGGGCAAGGTCCTCGGTATAACAACCCTAACAAAGATATCACAGGAGTTGGCAAAGAATTTATCATATTTAATTATGATGCGTTGGAGATGTATAGGTCGGTATACATCTGTGAAGGTGCACTCAATGCCCTTACTATTGGGGATAGAGGAATTGCCACAATGGGTAAAGCTATATCTGGATACCAAGTCAATGAACTACTTAAATCCTCATGCGAAAGATTCATTATATTGCTGGACCCAGACGCCAAGAAATATGCAATCAATCTTGCGCTCAAACTTGTTGCCTATAAAAAAGTCAAGGTGGTGTTTTTACCAGAAGGAAAAGATGTAAATGATTTAGGTAGAAAAGAAACTCTTAGGTTAGTATATCAAACAAGGTATCAAAGTTATCAAGATTTAATTCAAATCCGAAACTCTTTGGAGTAAGGATTACCTATTATATTATATAACTTAAAATTAATAATGATATGAAATTTAAGATTGACGGTGGTATAGTAGCTGTTATTATAGCTGTTACCCTATTTACTTGGATTATGGGTAGTATGATGCCAGTTAGAACTTGGTGTTCTAAACCAAAACCTAGAACAAATATGGTTTTTAGATGTGAGATGGTTGATGGTAAAATCAGAGATTATACTTTAAATTTACCTGAAAATGTTACCTGGTATGTAGGTACAAACAGAGGTTCATATTATGTAAACTTTGGTTCACCGGGTATAAATCTTTGGGGTAAGAAAGCTTGGGTAGATGAGAATGAAGGTTGTATTAATGGAGTTTTAGTTTGTAATAGGATAAAATGAGAGAACCCAGTATTCACATTACTAAGTCTCAATTTGAGGAAATATTAAATACCCTAGAGGTAGATAACTTCCCAGTTGAGGCTTTTTTTGTTATTGCACGAAAAGAGGCAATAAATACTAGAGCAGTGGTTGTTTCTAATAAAGGGACAACTAAGAAAGTAACTAACATATTACTAGCATCTAAGGGTAATGCTTCCCTTGTTGCTGATATATTATATGCTACTCGTATAAAGCTTAAGCATAGAGGAGTTCGTAAAATAAACGAAAGTAATACAAGGGAATGGGCTTTATGTAAAAAGCTTGCTGAGATATGTAATACCTTCTGTGAGGATTTTAAATTTGATACCCGAGAAGGATTTATTAAATACATTGAGACTGGTTTAAAGAGGATGACTGATTATCGTAATGTTATGCAAAGGTTGATATCTATGCAGGATAACATTACTAATCAGACAGAAGCTGAGATTAAATTACAGTCAGCAGATTTAGAACTCACTGCTAAGGTACATGATTACTTTGTAAGTAAGATTGCTAAAGCAACTGGTATATATGAATCATATGAAAAGAATCCTGAAAAGTATGTTCACTTTGCTTATGTAGCAGCATTCTTAGAGGAAGAAGGTTGGGATTATAAGGATTTCATAGATGCTCAGTTTGAATCTCTAGCATGGTGTAATGGTCTACCAGATATTGCTCAGTTATATACTGATAAAGCAGTAGAAAGGTATAATAAGTATTTATATAAAAATAAGAATAAAAAATCCTTAGAGGAACCTCAAGTTGAGGGCTCTCTCTGGGATAAGATTAATAATTAAAACATAACGTTATGAAAGCTTTAAAATTTTTAGGTAACAGAGTAGAGGATGCAGCTAATGCTTTTATTGATGTCCTCAAGTATTCGGACCAGTCAGTAGATTATCCTGATTTCAAGGACATTGAACCTTGGCCAGAGGATATTGTTAATATGTTCAAGGATGCACTAAAGGATAAACCTTTCTCTGAGATTAGTGCTATCCTTATGTATACTCAACAGTCGTCAAGGTTTGAACCCATTGCAGAGTTAATGCTTGGTATTGGTTTGGTAGAAATGAGACATTACGACAAGTTATCGGATTTCTTACAGAAAGCAGACCCTCATGAACAGGATTCTGTTATGGATATCTATCCTAAAGTGGAAATAGGTTTTTCTCCTGAAAGTGCTTTGAAGATTGCCTGGAACTCTGAGATAGAGACCATTGGCAATTATAAGAAAATTATGAATAGTCTAGCCTTATATAGTGAACGGGCTGATTATGATGATGTGATGTATTTGTTGAATAAGTTAATTGCCGATGAAGAACATCACATTAAGCTTATCAAGGAAGCTATGGGAGTAGATGATTCTACTAAGAAAGGTGTAACTGTAATTATCAAATGAGTAGGATAATTATACAGAATGGGAATATGTGCGAACTGGACTTACCTCTTAAGTTCGCACAGAAACTCTATGCAGAGTTTGCCATTCGTCATCCAAATGCTTTCTACTTACGTACAAGGCAAAGAGGTATGCAGAACTGGGATGGTAAGATTCATTATATTAATAAGCATGGTGAATTTAAGATAGGTTTACTTCCTGCAGTATATGAAAAGTGTATTGAGTATGGAATTAAACCTAAAGTTGTAGATATGCGACAACCATTACCTAAAGTCAATGAAGTTGTTACGAAGATAGGAGAATATAAATTAAGACCAGAACAAGAGAAGGCTGTTAAAGCGGTAATCAATAACAAAGTAGGTAAGGTACCTTTTCAGATTGGTATTTTAGATTACACCGTTAATGCAGGTAAAACTCTTATCATGTCGTCTCTTTATCTATCCTATAAGAAGCAGTTAAAGACTTTGCTAATAACTAATGACTCTGACTGGTTGAATCAAGCTAGAGATGAATTTAAGAAATACCTACCAGGAGAACAGATTACATTTGTTCAAGGTAAAGTATTAAACTGGAGCAATTTTACCATTGGTATGGTTCAATCTATTTCTCGTAACATGAGATTCTATCAAAATGAATTGGCAAAGGTAGATATGGTTTTGGTAGATGAGGCTGACCAAGCAGGTAGTAAGCAATATCAAAATGTACTTACTCGTTTATTTAATACCAGAGTTCGTATAGGATTATCTGGTACCATTTATATGAGTAAGCTTGCCAAGGATAAAGTAAAGAATATGAATCTTGAGGTATTTTTTGGTAAAGTACTTGCGGAGTTTAAACTTAAGGATTCTATTAAGAAAGGTTATTCAACTCATACAATTGTAAAGATGGTACCAAGTAAACCCTGGTATGGTAATTGGGAATCAGAAGAAGTATCCTATAAGGAAGTATATGATGATTCTATTACCTTCAATAAGTATGCAAAGAGAATGGTTTATTCTCGACTTAAATGGAATCTTAAACAAGATAGATATCCTGCACTCGTAGTATGTAAATTTATTGCACACTGTGAGAATTTATGCAAATACTTTAAAAAGAAACTAGGAAGCAAATATAATATTGCCTGTGTGCATGTAGATACTCCTTCAAAGATAAGACAACAAATAATGAAGGATTTTAGGGAAGGTAAGATTGATATCTTAGTATCAACCACAATCATTGCTCGAGGTAAAAACTTTCCTAAGCTTAGGTATTTACTTAATGCTGCCAGTATGGATAGCCAAGAAAAATCTATTCAGTTCCTTGGTCGTTTGGTTAGAACAGATTCCTCAAAGAAAAAGGTTTATCTTGATGACTTACATTATCCAGGTCCTTATCTTAATAGGCATGGTAAACATAGGAAGCAGTATTATCAAAAACAAGAATTGAAAGTTATTCTGTTAGAGAAGATATGGAAGAATCATCCTATTCATTCTTTATGAGAATACCTTACTTAATCTGTTCTATTAAGTACTATGGATAATTACTTTTTCCGGTAGGAGGAAGTAATTAATCTAATAGAGGGATATAGGGCATTATTAATCATTAAATTAAAAGATATGGAATACTTACTACTAATACTAACAGTACTGGGAGTGATAATCGGAATACTTTATCTCTATTCATCTCAGTATGATTACGATGTATATAAATACAAATGTCATCATTGCAAGAAGAAATTCAAGGAAAGCGATATAAAGGATTTAAGAGGTCCTTGGCATACTAAGGATTGGACTTGTCCTCATTGTAAATATCAAAATGTAACACTCAAAAGTTATGATTACTAAGTTATATAAGAAATTCATTGATAAGATAATCGGAGAGGAACAAACTCCTCTCCATGTTTTTAACTGTACTACCCTGGTATGGATATCAGATATACAATCAATCCAGGTAATGGCTAATGAATATAAGGTATATTTTGATTTATCTTTCTGTTCAGGGCTACAGGTTAGAGTACTAACTTATACTGATTCTCGTTACTCACAACACTTGGGTGATATCAGGAAACTATTTATTAATGCAATTGGACATTCCTACTTACCCCTGTATGAGTCGGAATTGAAGATTGGAGATTCAGTCATAAGACTAACAGAAAAAAAAATAGATGATTAATTATGGCAAAGAAAAAACAAATGCTTCCTGACTTAACCAAGCAGGATATCCTAACACCCTTGGATATCTCTCAATTGGGAAGTAATGGAGACCCATGCTTTGGTATTGGGTATGATTTATCCACTAAAGAATGTAAATTATGCGGAGATTCAGAACTGTGTGCATTCAAGATGTCCCAGGACTTGAACATTACAAGGAAAGAATTAGAACAGAAGAATCAATACAAAGATTTGGATGTATTAGAAGACACAGTTGGTATCAAGAAATTCATCCGAAGCTTGATTCGGAAAGGGAAAGACAGAAAAGAAATTATCTCAAAGACAGTTGAGAAATTCGAAGTACCTAAGAAACGTATTAGAGAACTTTATAAAGAATGCAATGGGAAAAGTAGGTAAGTTAAGAATGATATGGGCAATGTTTAAGTTATATCTTAATAACCCAAATTATTATGTACGGCAGGACGATGTTCTTGCTGATTTGTTTATGCAGGGTGAATATGACGTAGAAAGATTCTGTCATTCACTCGGAGTAACTCCTCAAAGAGGATTAACCTTTGGACAACTTTTAAAACAATGTAATATATTATGAACAGATTCAGATTTATTAAAGTAAGAGACGTAAAGACTCCATCGAGAGGTAATGCAGGTGATGCAGGTTTGGATTTCTATATCCCAAGAAACTTGGACCCTCAACAATTGATTCAAATCGAGGCAAACCAGTCTCCAAATAATTTTACCCCAGATTTTGTATTGGGAGTAAATACAACTACCAACTTCGTAACTGATATTCAAATCTACCCGGGAGGGAGAATCCTTATCCCATCAGGTATTAAACCTCTTATCGAACCTCAAGAGTCTATGCTCATGGCAGCTAATAAGTCTGGGCTTGCTTCTAAAAAAGGTCTTCTGTATACTGCAGAGATTGTAGATTCTCCTTATGTAGGAGAGATTCATATTGGTATAATCAATCTCAGTCGAGTAATACAGACTCTAAAGGTGGATGAGAAAGCAACCCAATTTATTCATGTACCAATCTATCTCACAGAACCCGAGGAGATTCAATCAGAAGAATTTTATTCTGAATCTCAAATGTGGGGAACAAGAGGTGAAGGTGGATTTAATTCAACAGGAAGTAAGTAATGGACATACGTAATATCAAGGAAATCGTACCTTCTTTAGAAGTAGGTACGTATTTACAAGCAATGTATTCTCTTTCGTTAGAACAATTAGACGGCTACCGGCAAATAGAAAAGCTACCCGATTACCCGGTTGATATCAATAATCATCAAAATCAGGTAGTTCTTAAGGATTTTATTGCCCGGGTTATCGAAGAACTAATGGAGGGTTATGAATCTACCTCTGAGGTAGTAAAGATATGCCACAAGTGGGGATGGAATATTGACCAGTTAACAGAGGATGAATATACTCAGGTACTCAACCATTTGCAGAATGCCAATGAAGAACAGGGAGATGCTCTGGGATTCCTATTCACTTTGTTCCACTTTGCAAATATACTACCAGAAGATATCTTCTCCTGGGGGACGTCTTACGTAGTCGATTACTCTGACTTCAAAGTAAAGGAATTGAAGGACGTAATTACACTGGGTATAGCCATGGTTACCGAAGGTAGTATTGGTTTAGTTAATCGGTTTAATATGATTGATGAAGACCATGAATCAGTAAAAGATTATACTCCTGGGTTTAATACCTTAAGTGAAGCATCTCACGAAGAAGAGAAGGTATTATTATTCAACGTAGTATATGAATTGAATATTGCAAGGAATCTTCTTAAGTGTAGACCTTGGAAACAAACCCAGGTAATGACTAAGGAATTAGATTTTCAGTATTCTTTGGTAAAAGCTTTCTACCTATATATGGGATTCTTGGGATTACAAGGATTTTCAGATGAATCAATCTACAGGTTATTCTTTAAGAAACAAAGACTTAACCTCTGGAGACAAAAAACAAATTACTAATGAGTGGATGGAATAGAAAATTAGAGGGTCTTCAATCGAATACAGAGGAGACCCTCCACTCTTTGGAGTTTGCTACTTCACAAGAGGCATGGGAGAAACTGAACGAGGCTTTCTTGAGATTAGACCCCGTTCTTTTTGATAAGGGTGCTACTGCAAACAGTGGAGTTGCAGTAGCATATAACGTGTTTATAAAAATACGTAAAGCATGGGTAGACCCAGATTTTGATTACGGCAGGTGTTTTAATTACAAAGAAACTAAGTGGACGAGCTTATTGAATAATTATATTGATTTTAATAAGTTAGACCTCTTACGTAGCAAATTAAGAATCCTGAAGAACAAGTATAATCAGAATTACAATGTTACATATATGTTTAATAATCATCATGATAACGGTAAACAATGTTTAATTGCTGCAACTTTTTCCAAGAGATTTCAGGAGGACATCCCAGTTATTACAATGGTAATCAGAGCATCAGAGATTACAAAGAGGTTAATATTCGACTTCCTATTAATTCAACGGATGGCAGAATATGTGTATGGGCCGGACCAGTCAGTACAAATCAACCTATTTGCGACTCAAATGTATGGGAATGTAGAGACACTCTTAATGTACTCAGCTTATAAACCTCTAAAGAAAGTAATCAAGGGTATAGGTAATCCTTGGACTAAAAGGGTTAAAGAAGTTTATAAGAAAATCCAAAATGGTACAGAAAAGGAATGGTCTTCATTTAAGGTATTCTTTAGGAGTTTTAAAGTACTTCGTCCGGACTTATATGAATACCAAGCTTTGTTAGCAAAGGACTTGCTATTAGAATATGAAGATATAGAATATCCAGAAAATGTGATATCCTATTCTCAACGTAAAGCATATAAGAAGAAACTTTTAAAGAAACAGAAGAATGAGAATCTACAGTAATTCTTTTGAGTTAATGTCAGAACTTGGCAGAGAACTCAACAGTTATGGTCAAACTGTAAAACCAAAGACCTATCAGAATAAAGTCATTGAAGGTAAAGAGGAATTTGAAACAAAGGAACTCATTTGCCAACAATATTGCTTGACTTCACTCGGAGACCCAGTATGGTTATTTGTATTTTCACATTCAAGAGAATGGGCAGATGCAGAGTTAGGAGAAAGGCTTTGTTGGTATGGTTTAAATCCCGGTACAGCTTGGGAGTTAAGGAAAGACTTATGGGAACAATTCTTAGTTGAGGGTCCAAATGGTAAAAAGTTTGATTATACTTATCCAGAAAGGATTTGGAATGATTTAAGTGATACTGGTAAGTTAGCTTTAGAAGAAGTAATTAATCTTCTTAAAAGGGATAATGATACTCGTAAAGCAGTACTCCCTATATTCCATGGTTCAGATTTATGTTTTCTTGACGGTAGTAGACGTATCCCATGCTCAATGTATTATGATTTCCTTATCCGTCAGAATGGTAAAGGAGAGAAAGTATTACATATTTGTTATCACCAAAGGAGTTCAGATTTTGTTACTCACTTTGGTAATGATGTATACCTTGCATGGAGACTTATGGAATACGTAGCTCAAGAGGTAGGAGTTAAACCTGGTTACTTATACCACACAATTGATTCTCTTCATTCTTACAAGAAAGATTGGAAATACCTGAATACCAATCTTGAAGATTTACAGGACTCATTCTAATATTAGAGGGATGTATCTACTACATGTGGGTATGTCCCTCTTTCTATTTATTAATATGGAAACGAGATATAAGATAATTAAGAACAAAAGAGAACTCAAGAAACTAATTGCTTGTTGCAAGGCAACTGGTTATGCTTGTTGTGACTACGAAACTAATGCCGAACCAATCTATAATAAAAGTTTCAAGCCAACTATTTTATCAGTATCTTGGATGCCAGGGTTTGGTGCTTCTATTCCATTAGACCATTTCCAAACAAAAGAATATACTTCACCGGGATGGAACTGGAAGAAGATGTTAAGGAAATTTGGGGAAGAGATTATTGAGAATTATGATATTGTAAAGGTTGCATGGAATTGGAAATTTGATGACCAGATTAATCAAAAGTATCATATCTATTATAGAGGTACATGCTTAGATGGTATGCTTGCAAAATATGTTCTCAACGAAGAAAAACCCCATGGGTTAAAAGATATGGTTAGAAGATATCTACCAGAATATGGTGATTATGAAAAGCAAGATAAGTTTGATAAGATACCCTGGGATAAAAAGGAATTAGACCCCTTATGTAAATATGGCTGTCAAGATACAGACTTCACTTTACGATTAATGATATTCTTCGAGAAGAAGTTAATTGACTTGAAGATGTATTCGGTATTTCGTAATTTATTTATGTGTAATTCCCGGGTATTAACTTCGGTAGAGAAAGAGGGATTATACCTTGATACGGAATTTAATCAGAAATTGCTTGAGGAATATAAACCAAAGATAGATGCTGCTAGACAAGCAATCTATGATTTACCAAGGGTAAAGAAGTTTACCAAGAAATATAATCAAGTTAAAATAGAAAAGTATATCGAATCTATTGAGGCTGAACTTGAAGAGTTAGATTACAATGACCCAAAAGATAAACGTAAGATTGATTCAAGGGAACAAAAGATATCAAACATTCGTGCAGGTATATTTACTACCAAGAAAGAACAGGAACTTATAAGACCTCTTAATCTTAGTAGTCCGGTTGATTTACCCCAACTCATGTATTCAGATTCTGGTTTTAAATTCCCAGTAATTAAAAATAATGAATCTGGTAAGCCAAGTACCGATGAAGATACTTTGGTTGAATTAAGGTTAACCGTAAAAGACCCAGAATCCCCAAAAGCAATATTCCTTGATAAGCTACTTGAATTAAGAGGTTTACAGAAAATGTATACTACTTATATTGAGGGTTGGCATGAAAAAGTCCAAGATGATTCTCGATTACACAGTAGATATAATATACATGGTACTGATTCTAATCGATTCAGTTCTGCTGACCCAAATATGCAGCAAATACCCAAGACATCGGTAGACCCAAATATTAAGAAACAATTAGTTGCTCCTCCGGGTTATTTATATATGGCATTCGACTATTCTCAGGCAGAGTTAAGAATGATGGCCCATCTATCAGGTGATGAAACTTATCTGGAAGCTTTTGCTAAGGGAGTAGACCCTCACCTTGGTATAGCAGCAGCAAAATATGGGGTTCCAATTGAGGAAGCAAGTAAAATATACGAAGACGAAAGTCATCCTGACCATAAGCTTTGGAAGGTAAGGAGAAAGCAAGCAAAGCAAATTGCATTTGGACTTATTTATGGGATTGGAGATGCTTTGCTAGCAGTAAAATTATCAGACCCAAAAGCTGGTATTATAGTTACCAAGGAGGAAGCTCGTAAAGAGATGGATGAGTTCTTTAAGAAACATCCTAAAATACTTAAATTTAAAGAGAAGCAAGAGAAATTCCTTCGTAAGCATGGATATTATACCCAATTATTTGGTACTAAACGAAGACTCCCACAAATATATTCAAATGATAAGCAAGAAGTTGCTTATGCAATTCGTTTAGGTCTTAACTTCCCATGTCAAGGTGCTGCAGCAAATATGACCAACTTTGGAGCTATCCTTGTTTATTGGTTAATGAGGCAAGGTAAATTGCCAATGATGAAAGAAGCTTGTACAGTTCATGATGCTGTATATATGTATTCTAAACCCAAAGATATAAATACCTGGACAGTATATACTATTTGGAATATCCTACGTAATCCAAGTACTAAGAAATACTTTGGTTTCCAAGTTGATGACGTAACTCTATCAATGGATTTTACAATAGGCCGGTCTATGGCAGAAGAATTACCATTTATGCCCGGATATGATTATACTAGAATGTTAAAACCAGACTTTTCGGTAGAAGAGTACATGGAGGAATACCATAAGTTTAAGACTCGTAAAATTGGTAATTTTAGTGCAGCTTCACCAGAAGTATTTATGGAACTATATAAAAAGGAAATCCATAAATATCAACTAGAATATGAAAAATCGAGAAAAGGGTAATATACCCGGGTTTAGTAATTATTACATATCCCGTACTGGAAAATTATACTCGAAATTTACTGGTAGTTGGAAATTAGTAAAACCTGCTATGAAAGATAATGGTTATTTATCTAACTCTTTAGTAGGAGATGGTGGTAAACGGAAGAACTTTTATAGACACAGGTTAGTTGCTTCTATTTACATCCCTAACCCAAACAATTATCCTCAAGTATGTCATAAAAATAACAATCCAGAGGATAATCGGGTAGGTAATCTATATTGGGGAACTGCTAAGATGAACATGGGTCAATGTATAGAAGATAAAAGGTTCTATTTTGTTGGCAAAGAACGAGAACGTAAGGTAAATGTAGAATTATTAATTTCTAGGTACATAGAAGGTATACCAAGAAAGGATATACTAGAAGAATTTGGTATCTCAGTTGGTGTATTGTATAAAATATTACGGTATAATAACATAAAACTAAGAAAATGAAAAAGATTTTGAACGGACCCACGATATGGCGAGCTAAATGCCCATACTGTGATTGTGAATTTGAATATGACTACTCAGAAGTAGATTCATCCACTTTTGCTGATTGCAAATTAGTTAAGTGCCCAGGTTGTAATAGGCATCTTCATCATAAAGAAAATCCAAAATCACCTACAGAAGTGAAGAAAGAGGATACTATGACAACATAAATAATAAAATATTATAAACTATGGCAACTGAAGAACAAATAATGAATACAAATAGGCTATCATCTTTAACCTATATGATATCTGCCTGCTTAGAGTTCTCTATTCAAAACCTCAATCGTCAATTAGACTTATGTAATTTGAGATTAGTCGGTAGAGATAAAATGGTATTCAATCGAGTTAGGTCTCAGATAGAGCAACTTCAATCAAATCTCAAATTATTAGAGGATTTGGCATTTGGTGTAATGAAGGATGAAGATGCAAGGTTAGCTTATGAAGATGCTACTCATATTTATTGGGCTCTGTTTATGACTCTAGTAGATAGAGGAGGAACAGATAACCTATGTGACTTAAGATTCAAGGCTTTAATTGATATAATTGGTAAGTATGAATCTATTCTTCACTTGCCTGGTTTAGATACTGCGTATCATTGTGCATTTGCTCAGGTATCTAAAGCAATTCAAGAAGGTAAATATTCAAAAGAAGATTTTAAGAATTTATTGAAAGTACATGAAAACGGAACTGAAGAAACTAAAGGTTAAATTCGAGGGCAATATCATAACCATAGATATTGCTAAGGAATTATCCATTAATGAAAATATCATTAATTCTCAGTTAAGGGAATCTCCCACTAGTTATTATATACTTTGCTCATTAAGAGATAAGTATATTAAAGAAAGGGATGCTCTAGCAAGAGAAAAGGATGAAGCTTATTCTGCTGCTTGGATATTTATTAAAGAATCCAATGAAAGGTTCAATAATGATTACGTTGCTCATAAGGCTAACATATCTCCAAAGTATAAATCAATATATCAACGGTATTTAAAAGCAGTAGAAAAGGCTAACAAGTATATTTCAATATGTAGAGCTTACGAGTCTAGAGAGAATATCTTGAGGACTATTAATGCCAACATGAGGAAGCAACAATAATAACTATAAGTAATTACTAACTTTTAAAAACAAATTAAGAATATGAATTATTCACTATCTTTCATTTCTGCTATGGTAGCAGCTCAGTTTGACAAACAATTACCAGGATGTCCAACTGAAAACAGGGTTCTTATCTTATCACCAAAAGAAGTAAACCAAACTCGTTCTGGGCTTATTATCCCGGAACAAGTAAAAGAGGGAGTTCCCCGTAAGGGAGTTATAGTTAAACTCGGGGAGATTACCGAAGAATATAGAACTTATCGGGACTTGGTGCAAATAGGTAGAATAGTTACCTATGGTTTGTATGCAGGTAAGGAAATGGAATTTGAAACTGATAAGCTTACCCCAGGCTTACAACAACTTTTGGAAAAGAACACTTTAACGGTGTTGAGTATGAATGAGATAATTTACTCAGAACCAAATAATAACGATTAATATGGCACTTGACAAAAAGAAAAAGAAGAAAGTTTCATCAGATGGACTTTCTACAAAGGAAAAGATGCTAGCTAGAAAGAAACAGTTAGAATCTAAGGGAAACGGAAATGGTTTGGTATTCCCTAAAGAAGGTACTTTACGTATGAGAATCAAATCTCCGGGAGATGACCAGGAATTGGGTATAGAAATTGTTCAGTTCTATCTTGGAGGTAATCTGGGAGGAGTAATATCTCCGGCTACTTTTGATGAACCATGCCCCTTCATGGAAAAATATCAAGAATTGAAAAACTCAAAGGATGAGGATGACAAGGAACTTGCAAAAACTCTCGTACCAAGAAGAAGATACGTTATTGGTGGTCCGGTCTATGCAGACGAAAAGGGAACTAAATTTGATTACGAGGGTAAAGATAAGGGAGTTCTAGTTCCACGCTCTGTTTATCAAGATATTATCGACTTATACCTCGATGAGGATGAAGCTGGTGATATGACAGACCCAAGAAATGGATACGATATCAAAATTATTCGTTCGGGTTCTGGTAAGCTTGATACTACATATTCTGCTCGGGCTTGTAAACCAACCAAATTGGACAAGAAGTACCAAGGTAATGTAGACCTGGAAGGTATAGTTCGTTCTCAAATTAAATCTTACGATGAACTGGAGGAACTTCTTGCTAAGTTCCTAAATGAGGATCATGGAGGAGATGATGAGGATGACAAACCAAAGAAAAAGACAAAAAAGAAAGGGATTCATAGAGATCATTACATGGAAGATGATGAACCCAAAAAGAAAAAGAAGAAACGTTACAAATCCGACATTTAAAGGTTAGTTAATATATGGTTTCATTCGAAGGTGGTAATTAGATTCGTTCAGTTATCACCTTCTTTAGTCTAAATACATTACATTATGGTATCAAAAGAATATTGGGCAAACTTATCAGATGAAGATAAGTCAAAGATTATAAGAAGATTTTGTGAAATTAATGATATTGGGCCAGACTTTGATTATGCAAAGGTGAGGGATTTTTCTGAAAGGGTTAAACAGAAATATAAAGAATCTGGAATATACAGAAATAATCAATTTTGGGAACATCCCGTTTTAATATTGGAATTGGTAGACCCTCTTATGGCAGAAATGATATTATCATGGATGTATGCCAAAGTAGAATTACCCAATGGAGAGAGGTCTGAAGTACCCTTCATGGGATATCACATAGTAGAACTTGTATTCGACAAGGGTAGTCTCATGAAGTTTACCGATGAAGAGAAAACGTATTGAATCAGGCAATGAATATTTTAAAATCAAGAGGAATTTAATATGGCAAAGAAAACTAAGGTTGGTTTAAAGGTACCAACAAAAAATGAGATATTAAAGAAATATGGTAGTATCATGAGATTGGCTTCAGATACAGTAGAATCAAACTTATGGTTACCCTCTACTTTCTTTGCTCTCAACTATACATTTGGTGGTGGTATACCATTTGGTAAAGTACTCGAAGTAGCTGGAGAAGAATCTTCTGGTAAATCCCTTATTGCATATAATTTTGCATATACCTGTCAACAACTTGGTGGTCATGTAATTTGGGTAGATGCTGAACAATCTTGGATGAACTCCTGGGCTGAAGCAAATGGTGTAGACCCAGAAAAGGTTACAGTATTAACCGATACTCGTATAGAGTATATTTCCGATGCAGTAGCAGATTTAGCAATCTACTTACGTTCTCAGTTAACTAAGAATGAACCAATACTCTTAGTAATTGATTCTATTGCTGCTATGGATTGTGCAGATAACATAGATTCTAAAATGGTAGAGGGTAAAGCAGAAATGGGAGGTAGAGCAAAAGCTCTTTATAAATACTTCCGTATCAGAAGTGAATTATTCTATAGATTAGGAGTTACACAGATTTACATTAACCAATTAAGAACTGCTTTAAATGTCGGATTTGGAAAAGATAACACAACTACTACAGGAGGTGCAGCACTTAAGTTCTACGCTTCAATCAGAGCTGCCTTTTACTCAGGCAAGTCTATCACTGTTAAACAGAAAGGTAAAGAACGGAAAGCTGGTAAATTGGTCACAATCCGACTTATTAAAAATAAAGTTGCTCCTCCAAGACCTACAATCAGTAAGTGCCCAGTTTACTTCAATCCTAAGTTCCATGAAGTAGGTTTTGATAGATGCTATGCTCTTGAGGATGTATTGGTAGAAAATGATATCATAGAAAAATCTTCAGGTGGAGTATATAAGTTCAAAGGAAAAACTCTTGCAAGAGGTGAAGAGAAATTCCAAAAGCTTTTGGAAGAGGATGATGAACTTCGTCGTAAACTATTAAAGAAGGCTGAGATAAATACTATCGGTACAACTAGAAAGAAGATAGTAGCATTGACTACTAATTTATATCCAGTAGATGGAGTAGAATATGAGTCATTTAACGAGTCAGATGACGAGGAGGAAGACGATGAGTAAGAAAACAGTATTATTGATTGATGGGGAGAACATTCTCCATCAATCTTTTCACAAGTTCGAGAAACTTAAATCCACAGACGGTAAACCAAGTGGAGCAATATTTGGATTTTTCAAATCACTTCACATGTATCTTACAAGGTTTGAACCAAACGAAGTAGTTATAACCTTTGATAATGGTCATTCACCAGTAAGGGATAAGTTATTGCCTAACTATAAGGGACACAGAAAAAATATATCGGTTGATTATGAATCCTTGCAAATACAAAAGGCAATCATAATGAAGATATTAGGTATGCTAAGAATTTCTTATATATTTGATAAAAGGAATAAAACTCAATATGAGGGAGATGATTTCTTAGCATACCTAATTATTAATACTTATCGTTCAGATAATGTAATCTTGGTATCATCAGATAAGGATTTTAATCAATTGTTAAACAAGAACGTTAGAATATTAAACCCCAGAAAAGATGAAGTTATTCGAGTGGGCAATTGTAAAGAACTCTTCGGTTATCATTCACATGAGACTGTTCAGTATCTTGCAATGGTAGGTGATACTTCTGACGATATCCCAGGTTTTAAGGGTATAGGTCCAGTAACTGCAAGAAAGATATTAGACGAATATAAGTCAATCTACAAATATTTGGAAGCTAAGCCAAACAAGGAGTATCAAGAAGCTTGGGATAGAAATCGTAAACTCATTGACTTATTCTGGTTTGTAGGTAATGTACCATTAGATAAGATGCCTATCAAAAGAAAGAAGACTTTCAACTATGATAAATTTAGGAAGTTGTGCATAGAGTATTCTCTTGCTTCGTTCCTAACTAAAGAATTTATTAAACCTTTTAAAGAGTTATCCGAATGAAAATCATGTTTGCAGGTGCAAGTGGAGTTGGGAAAACCACTTTAGCAAAGGAAGTTCCCGGGATGATTAAGTTTGATGTATCAGAATATCCTCCGATACTAGATTTTATATCTGGTAGTGTATCAGATTTAATCCCTAAAACAAAAGATATGTCTCATAAAGAGATGTTAGAAAGAGATTCAAAGGATTTATTAATGGAAGACTTTCAGGTAATGAATCTGAGAAATAAAATGTTTAGAGACAGAGATAGATTCGTTACAGATAGGAGCTATCTTGATTTAGCTGCTTATTTCTATTATAAACAAGCCAAGAATGTTCCTAAATGTGAAATGGAACACTTCTTCGAAACTTGCAAGATGTTACTCAATCAGCAATGTACTCACCTCATTCTATTAGACTTTACTACTGCAATGGTAAAGGACTGGGTTATGGAAGATAATGGCAAACGAATAGAGAATAATTACTTCCAGTTCTTAATATCTTCTATAATGGATAACGTATTGAACTTGTGGGGATTCTTACCAACTAAGGAAATATCTTCTATATATAAGAATATATTTAAGAATCAACTTTTGGAATATGGTGCAACAGAAGGAGTAATCAAATCCCTGTATGGTGAAACTAAAGTTCTCTGTATAAGAGAAGCTAATTTGGATATTCGTAAGAAACTTATTATTGATTTTCTTCATGAGTAAGGAAGTAGTATTTATAGCATTCTCGGATTTGCACATAAATCTATGGGCAAAATTCAATGAGAACAACAATAGGACCTTGAATAGTATCAAGGTCCTTGACGTTATTGCAGGTCAATGTGAAAAGTACAAATGTCCTGCTTTGTTCTGTGGAGATTTATTTCATAAACCAGAATCAATTGACCAAGATTTAGCAATATTTGTTGCTGAACAATTCGATAGGTTAGAGAGTAATTACCCAAAATTCAAAATGATTTATATAGACGGGAATCATGATTTGAAATCCGTAAATAGGATTGATAAGATAACTAAAGGTTGGCCTTTTGTATTTCATAAGAATTTTATGAGTTGTGTTAATCTAACAAGAATCAAATGGTGTTCTTATGGAGATTACCATATTTATGGGGTTCCATATATTGATAATAATGTGGGACTAAGTGAATATCTTAAGAAACTTAAATTAGATAAGAATGTAAAGAACATACTTCTTCTTCATACTGACTATCCTGGAGCAAAGGATACCGACGGTAGGGAAGTTGATTCTGTAGAAAATCTCAATGTAAATATCTTGAATCGATTTGACTTGGTATTATGTGGTCATATACATAAACCCCAAAGACTATCAAAGAAGGTTTATATGATAGGAGCACCTAATCATCAAAGGAGAACAGATAGAGATTGCAAATTGGGTTATTGGAAGATTTATTCAGACTTATCAATGCAATTCGTACATCTTAAGCAATTTCCTAAATTCGTAGATGTAGAATCTGATGAAGATATTAGGGATGATGGCAATTATTATACCGTTTTACCTAAGAAAACTAGTAACTTAGTAAATACTAACCATAAAATTACTAAGCAACTTTCTAAGAAAGCTCTAGCAAGGAAGTATCTTAAGGAAAAGGGTATAACTGAACAAGATAAGAAAGAACTACTGATTGACATACTTAAAAAAGCTGAATCATGTTAACATTTACAACAATGAACGTAGTAGGATTCTGTTCAATAGAAAACCTACATATACCTTTAAATCCAAGTTGTACCATACTTATCAAGGCACCAAATGGAAAAGGTAAGTCAACCATCTTATCGGCATTGGTATGGGCAATATATGGTAAAAACCTAAAAGGGGTATCAGAAGTAACTACTTGGGAAAAGGTAAGACCTAAAGATTACCAGGGAGTAATGGTAGAAGTATTCTTTCAAAAGGGAGAACATATTTATAAAATTATCAGATGTCAGAAATGTAATATAGTTCTTGAGGATGGAGCTAAAGGTAAAGATAGGCTTATCCTTATGAAAGATAATGAAGTAGTGAATGTAAAAGGTAAGAATAAACTCCAAGATGCCATTAATGCAGAGCTTGGTTTATCTTACACCCTATTCATGAACTCAATTATGTTTGGGCAGGGAATTAAAAGGTTGATACAAGAGTCTAATTCAGATAAGAAGAAGATATTCGAAGAAGTATTTGATTTAGAATTTCTTAATATTGCTAAAGGTATAGCTATGCAGGATAAAAATAACCTATTAGCTCAGGCAAACGAAGTAGAACATCAATCTGACCTATTAAAAAAAGAACTTGAAGCAAACAAAGAAGCTTACTTTGATTTACGTGACAGAGAGAAAGGTTTTAAAGAGAAAATCAAATCGGAACGTAGAGAGTTAAAGAAAGATAGGGAAGACCTAACTAAGCAACTTATTAAAAAACAGCAACAACTTAAGGATGAGGTAGAGAAAAGTCTTAAGGTTAAGATTAAGAAACATACTGATTATGTGGATGTTCTTAAGTCTAAGATAAAATACAATCGTATAGTTTCAGGAGTATCTTTACCTGATTTTGTAAAGAAATTAAAGATACAGTTAGATAAAGGCCACTACAAACGTGCGAAAGAGAGCGTAGATATTATCTATAAAGCAATCATAAACTCGGATAAACTACGGGAAGAATATGAGGATGCTCTAGGTAGGTTGGATGAATTGAGAACTACGAATGAGAAGTATAAGAGACTTCAAAAAGAATGTGATGATATTGCTTCTGATATTGCTGATATTGACGAGGAGTTGGAAAAACTCAAACAAGAGAAACTTAAGGTTATGTCTCCTAAATATAAAGAGAAACTTAAGGAAATTAGAAAAACTCTTCGTAAAGTAGATGAAGATTACCATAATAAAGAGTTAGAGTTAGAAAATTACAACTGGTTAATCAATGACCCTCTCGGTAACAATGGAATCAAGGCTTACTTATTCGATTCATCTTTGGGTATGTTAAATAGAACCCTTGACAAATATTCTCAAGTATTGGGATTTAGGATTGAATTTAATATAGACCTGGGTACTGCTAGAAAAGAATTTTTTACTCTAATTGAAAGAGATGGGCAAATTATTGATTATGATGAACTTAGCGGTGGAGAAAAACAATTGGTAAATGTGGCAATGGCCTTTGCAATGAACGAATCTCTTACAATGTCTAAGGGTATAAACCTTGCCTTTTTGGATGAGGTATTCGAATCATTAAGCTCTGATAATGTAGAAGTAGTAACCTCTTTAATCAGACATACCTTTGCAGATAAAACCCTATTCTTAATTACCCATTTGGATTCTCTTTCTCTATCAAATACGAAAATCCTGCAAGTCGAAAAAGTCAATGGCCTAAGTAGTTATAATTTACTATAATGTTATAACTACAAGACATTAACCTATGAACTCAAAAAATAAAGGAAACAGATTTGAAAGAAAAATAGGAGCCTGGTTTACTCAGTGGACCGGGTTCAAATTTGAAAGGAATCGGGCAGGTTCAGGAGCTTGGCATTCTAATAAGGATGCCACTTCTGATTTAACCTGTACTGATGAAAAACATGCTCATCGATGTAAGATATCCATCGAATGTAAAAACTACAAAGATATCAAATTCGAACATGTACTGCTTGGTAATAAAACTTGTGATATCCTAAGATTTTGGGAACAAGCAAGCAAGGATGCTAAAAGGGCAAATAAAGTACCTATTCTATGTATGAGGTATAATTCTATGCCTGCAAATGAATTTTTCTTCGTAGTTGGAGTAAAACTGGGAGATATTATTGCAGAATATGTTACTAAAGTAATGTATATTCAAGTACCCGGGAATACTCTTATGGTATTTATGGCTAGTGAGGTTTTAAATGTACCTTATAAGTTAATTCATAAGCAAGCTAAGTTAATCATTAAAAAGAAATAATATGAAACGTATCCCTTATTCTTATTGTATCTTCTACATAGAACGAAAGTATTATCAGAACATTAATAAAGAACTTAAAGAAAAGGGGTATAAAAAAGTACGTGCCATTATCCCTACGATAAACGTTTTAAAGAAAACTGCAAAGGGTAAGATGATATTCGAAGAAGTACCTATCTTATTCAATTATGGTTTTATCAAGATGCCTACAGAGTTAGCGTACTCTAGACCTTTTCTAAACAAACTGAAGAGAAGTATATCAGGTATAAGAACTTGGTTAAAGTCTACAGAGACTCTTCATGAAAGAAAGAAGAAAGCTAGAATAGATAACTCTGAAGACTTTGATGATTTCTCATTGGTAGCTACATGCACCAGAAATGATGTTAAAAGGTTTAAGAGAATGGCAAAAGAAGGAAAGAAATACTCTGTAGACGATTTGATGAATGTTAAGATAGGAGATTACTTAGTACTTAAAGGCTATCCTTATGAAGGAGTAGATGCTACGGTATTAGGTATAGACCACATAAATAAAATGGTACAACTTCTTTTATATCCGGAAATGGGTAAAATGGAAATATGGTTACCTTTTGATAACGTAATCTATAGCGTGTACCAGAATTATGACCCAGATAAGTTATATGCTAACTCCCAAGATTATGACCCAAATGAGATAACAAGTGAATCAATAGATAAAATAATGGATTTTAGGAGGAATTAATATGAACGATGCTCAGAAGAAAGCTTGGGACTGCTTAAATGAAATAGAGAGGCAGTCTTTATTCCTTCAGTTATCAGAAAGCAAATCCTCATGGGAAGCTGGTGAAATTTTAAAGTTGTCACATTACAAGTATTTAGAAATCAGAGAAAGGTCAGAAAAGTTCTTCAGATTATTCTCTGATTTTTTCGAGTTACACACTTCTATTTTTCGACCTGACTGCCCTTGCGAACGAAGCTTTTGTGATTTTATTGAAGGATGTATTGAAAAGAGATTAACAAGGAAAGAAGCTAGTCTATATACTGGAGACTCTTCTAACTTACTCTCAAAGGTAAGCAATAGTAATATCGAAAGAAATATGAAAAGACTCAAAGAATCAGAAGACCCCTGGGACTTAGATTCAATGAGGTTAATTCTAGAGTTCGATAGGTGGAATAACTTTAGGATTCTACCAAGAATGCTACAACAGCCTTCTGCATTTAAAAGGCGGTTGAATAAGAAGGACAAGATATACATTAAATACCTTTTAAACCGAGTACCAGAATGGATGCACACAAAACTGAAAGAAAGGTTTAGATATAAAGTAAAACCCGGAAAAAAGAAATACTGGGTATGCTTAATATCAGAAGAATTATATACAGATGGATATCTATTAATGCCAGTAAGACCTTTAGATGAGGTAGTTAGTGAATTTAGTAGATTCTATATGTATGTATTCGAAAAGAAAGACGATGCAGATACATTTGGCTTCATGGTATCCAAGTTTATGATTAAAACAGTTGATGTAAAATTGGGACAACGCTTCTGGCCTGAGTACAGATGCTGCGTGGAAAAAGCAGTAAACTATAATCAAGTGAATAATATAGAATTCAGTATTAAGAAACTTGATATGGCCTTCAATGCTGATAAGGTTAAAAAGAAAAGGAAGAAAAAGCCTAAATCAACGGCTGCTGAACGCATATCAGATACCTCAGCTTTTTATAAAAATAAGTAGAAATATTTCTTTATATAAATAAAAAGTATTATATTTGCAACAAATTAAAATAAAAGATATGAGAAAGAACAAAAAGAATAAACCAGCACCCTCAAAAGAAAAAGCCAGTTTCCTTGGTTCAGCCGGGAGGAATATGACTTACAGGGATTTAAAAAGAAAAGCCATAGTATTGGGTATGCCTTTCCCTGATGCTTGTGCTGCTGGAGTTTTCGATTTAATTGGTTATATCGAAAGGTCAACTAATAAACCAGACAAATCATTGATTGACCAATATGATGATTGGATGGATAAACAATTAGAGAACATAGGTTATTCAAAGGATGACCCTCTAAGGAATTCGAAATTAAGGCTTGGGTTTCTCGGAGAAGAAGGAGAAGATGGGCAAAGAAAATCCAAAAGGGTTCCAGGAATAAAAAAGCCAAGGGAAAAGAAACCACCAAGAGAAAGGGATGAATTCAATCTCATCAAGGGAACTAAGAAATCTTATGTATGGTCATTGGTTGCAAAGGGTTATGATTTAGAAAGAGTAACTAGAAGGATGAAAAAGAAGTTCCCAGATGCAAATGATAAATCGATAACACTTTGGTTTAGAACTGCAAGGAGGACTATGAATAATGGTAAAGCTAAAGGAAAGTAGTAGGGAACCAATCCGAGAAGATAGATATTATATATGGACATGGAGACCAGATACAACCAACAAACATATTACCGAAAAAAGTTTATATCGGAAACACTTAACCGGTATACCTTATTTCACAAGGTATCAAATAAAAAAGACTTTGGTTTATATGTACGGAGTAGATGTTCTTCAATATATTCATATCATATCAGGCAGGAAATTACTTAGGCAAGGGATAAGAACACTTCAAAATATGAATGGTCTAAGACATAAATCTGGTTCTACTAAATTCTGGTATAAAGGGAGATTAGTTAAAGCCAGGAAGTTTATTATCCCGGATGAATATAAAATTGATAAACACAGAAGACGAAGGTTCATGGTTCAAATGCACCGGGTCTTCAAATCAAAAGGAAAGAAGGTATTCAATGAAAGGTACTCACAAAAATTGTATGGACAACGGGAAGGCATATCTTCCAACTATATCCGGAAGAAGAGAATACAAATCCGTTCTACTATCTTACAGGATTTACAACAGGCTGAGTCAAGAGGAAAAGCATAAATATAATATTTTTTCTTTGCAATATCCACCATTGGTATGTTCCTTGGCCTTGTATCTAAGAAAGAAATTAGATATCCCGATACAGAAAGTACTATTTATCAAAGCACAAAGGGATATGCTTGATATCTTTTATGATGAATCTTTAAATCATTTGGGATGGCAACCAAAAGAAAGGTTCTTAGTAAAAGCTTTAAGATTTCAGGGATTCACTCCTGTAAGCAAATATAGGATGAGAAGTAAATATGCCTACATTATGACAAACAGGATGCTAGAAAATGAATATTGGGTATTTCCCATGAGATTAGCTGATAACTATAAATCAATGCAAAATCCAAAATACAAATTCTATACCGAAGTATTTGGTAAGGTTGGTATTCCTGGAATAATTAAAATTAAATACAGCAATGGAAACTAAAAACCCAGTACCGGAAGTAAAGGTACATAAACAATTAAATCCGTTCATGGGTAAATCCTTTAAGGTTAATACCTATAATGACCAAGATGAAGTTATCGATACAGAAGATGTAAAGATAGAATCTCAAGAAGAACTAAAGACCGTAATTGATGAGGTAAAACAATATAATATTGCATTTGCTTATCTTACGGGAAGCGAAAGAAAATACAAGAAACTTATAACAGAGTGATATAACTATTGATTATTAACATTTAAACATTTACGAAAATGGCTAAGAAAAAAGAAACCAAAAAGGTAGAGTTAAAGGAAGTATCTCGCAAAGAGATTAATGGTGCAATCATCATTACTTACGAGGATGGCTCAGTAAAAATTATCCCAGCTCCTATTATGTTGTCTGCCGAAGAAGCAAAAGACTTCTTTGCTTCAGAAGAGGAAGATGATGACGACGAAGACGAGGAAGAAGAAGAGGACGATGATTCAGATGAGGATGATGACGATGAGGACTCTGATGATGAAGAAGATGAAGA